CTCTGAATAGTTTTTGCAAATGTACATAAATAATTAAAAAACAGTGATGAACTTCTGAGATATGAGTTCATCGGGTATTGGTCTCGTCGTATCAATTCCGAACATCGTATTATCTACACGGTTCATGATGATATTGTGACCGTTTTTGTCTCCATGAGGTACTATTATGCAAAGTAAATTTATAGAAATTCTATTTTGCTTTTATATTGGCAAAATCAATGACTTGACGATTAGCAGTGTCTATTTTTTTCGGAATCAAAACCTGTATGAATGTCTATTAATGCGATTACCGGCCTACCATTTGCCTATTAGGCCCATATTTTTAAGACTGGATATAAAAAGAAAAACACTGATAATTAATTATCAGTGTTTTTATAAATCAGTCGGGGTGACAAGATTCGAACTTGCGACCACACGCCCCCCAGACGCGTTTATTTATATTATAATAATTTGATTATCAGTTTTATATTTGTTATTTATTTATTACTTGCACGGAATTTGCACGGTTATTTTTGAATGGAAATACTCGTTTTCGGATCGTAAAAAACTGTCACAGTATAGCTGCTGCTTTTTGTATTTTCTCCAATATAGACCGCAGAACATTGTCTTGTCGGGCAGTTTGCATGTTATAATCTGACTGTAAGTCCACCCACAGATTTGCAGTAATTCCTGTTGCCGCTTCTATTTTTAATGCAGTATCAGTTGTTATAGTCCTTTTTCCGTTTATGATTTCGTTGAATGCTGTATAAGGCATGCCAATCAGACTGGCAAATTTCTTTTGCGATATACCACGTGCTTGCAATTCGTCCCTCAATATCTCTCCGGGGTGAATAGGTTCTGCGCAGACCAATTCGTGTGGTGCGTAAATTCTCCTTACAGTTTCCATATTATTTCATTTATAATGGTTACTAATTTCAAGCAATCGGCAGATAGTTATTATTTGTTCGTCCATCATTTCCCTTACGGTAAATTCCAGTCGGTATTTTCGATTGATACGAACAGAGGATATGCCTTCTTTGTCACCATGAAGGACTTCATAATTCATAGCGTTAATACGGTATAATTGTTCTATGTTTTCCACCCGTCTCAAAACCATGACACATTTATGATACCCCCGTATTACCTCCGGCTGGAATCGATACTTTTTGTCGCTTGTTCGTCCTTTCTCAAACAATTCTAGCAAATACTCCTTGTTGAACTCAATAAACATTGTGCTGTTGTTTTCAATGCAAAGATAGATATTTTTTTTGATATATCCACAAAAAAAGTGAATATAATTCATCGGCTTCTAGACTGATTTTAATTCACACTCCGAGTTTAAATATTAGTGATGTCAGACTTGTTTTCATGTCAATAAATGAAAAAAGATGTTTCTTCCCCGAATCTTTGTTTGTAATACTTGATATAAAATTTATTGGGTTTTTTTTCGCCTTCAAGTACATTCCTTTCTTTTTCTCGTTTTACCGATTTGCTTGGTGAGTAAATATGAGGGTCAACCTGTTTTACATTGGACACCCAAAATTTATTTTCTACGTGCTTGATAGAATCTTCATTGTTCGATTTGTACGAAATCCTGTTGGTGAATGTATATGGTGATTGTTCGGGACTTACCGAGCCGTCATGATAGAGTCGATTTCCATCGCTTATTGGATAACGCACAGGAATGTATTTTGCTGAGTGAGGGGGAATACATATTACCGGCTGTTCTTTTATAGTTATAGAAGAAACATGATTAGTGCCATATCCAACTTTTTTTGTTGCATCAATCGGATTAAAAAACGAATAATAGGGATATATAACTTTCCCGTCAATACTTATACTCTCTTCGTATGTCGAAGTATACCCCTCCGTTATTTCCCTATTGGCATAATAATCATATGCCACGCCATTGTGTATATAGAATGACCTGTCCATCAATACGAATATATCACTATCAGTTTTGTTTTCCATTACGAATCCCGGATTTCCGCATTCTGCCCACAGATTATAATACAATGCGCAGTCCTCGTTTTCATATTTGAGTGAGCTTTCATTTTGTTCCAACTCACTTTCTACCGTATAAGTTTGATAATATAGGAGGTATTCTGTACAAGATGTCATTGTCAACGATAGACAAAACAGCAATGCAGTTATTAGTTTTTTCATCTTAGTTGAGTATTTAATTATTTTTATTTCCCTTGTATCTATGGGCTCTTCTAAATCCCTTTTCTTCTGCTTCCGCTACTGTATAAGCATAAAATTCACCTTTATTCTTTATTTGTGCAGTGTCATATTGCTGATCAAATGGGAGATGATATATTTTATCATTACCGTTAATATTGCATTTAATACGGGGAAAGTCTATAAATTCTTGTATCATAATTTTTATTCCAAGAATTTCTGCAAAATTTTTAGCCATATCAGACAATTTTGTAAAAGGCGGTATCATCAAGACAGGAATAATTTTTATTCCATTTCCGAAATTTTTTTTATTCTCGATTTGATACGCAGTTGTCGTCCCAAACAGTTGCATTAAAACATTTTCTGTTATATGTAAGTCCTTATTCCAGCATTTACATTGTATGATAAATATCTCTCCTTTTTTACTATCTTCATCAAATAATGTTTGACCAAACTTTGTTGCAATCAAATCCCGACCTAAATCTCCATATCTTTTTTCAATACCATGCATTTCAACACTAAATCCTTTCTCTCGTAATGAATAAGCACAAGCCATTTCATAATCCCGACCAATAGCCCAATTCGACTTTTTTCTCTTTTGTATATATCTATCTAATGCCAATTGATTTCGTTGTGAAACAGTTAACTTATTCCATTCGTCATTACTAAGAAAATCCATACTCCTATCTCGATTCTCTTGCAAGTCCGAATATGATAAATATTCAGCCATGCTTAATAATTCGGTGTCATTATCTATGTATAATTTTAGTTCGGGAAATGACCCAATAATAAAATTGTATTTATACTCAATTTCTTTGTAGAATACAAGTTCTTTATTAGTTGTCTCTTTTATTTCTTTGAGTTTTTCTGCTGCGCTGATAGCTGGGTGAGGTTTATATCTCAAATAATTTTCATCTTTTTCATACAAATATGTTGACAAATCTGCGGCCATTTGCGCAACATCTTTAAATGGCGTTTTAGAATTAAGCACATGTTTAATGATTCCTTCTCTTTTTAATAAATCATTTAATTTTGATTTGTAATTATCATTGAGTTCTGTTGTTTTTTTATTATAATCATACTCTAACTCTTTTGTTTTTCGATTGTAAATTTCTATAATTTCATCAATCTCCTCTTTGTGTCGTTTTACTTTATTTTTATATCTGAATGATAGTGTCACTAATAATGTAGTTATAACTATAATAAATACAACTGTTACCGGAATAACAATTGTAAATAATATACCTTTTGAATAAGCTATTTTTGATAATGATACTATTGTCTCGATAGGGAACAAAACTGTAATAGCAATAATAAGGGGAATGTATATTAAAAAAAGTATAGTTGATATACACCCTTCTTCAAACTTGGACATTTTATATTGCTTTTATTTCAACGACATACACATCAGCACTCTGTAAAGCCCGAAAACATCTTGCAGAGACACCTCAAAAGTGACATTGGGAGTCTTCTGAACTGTTATGGGGAACTCCGCCACTCCTATCTTTTGTGCTCATTGTGTTTATCATTGTTCAAATAATAAGATATATATTTTTGATTGTTCACACTAAGTATTTTATTAATTAATTCTTTCATGACTTTACTATTATATTAGTTTTTCTTATATTAAGAAATTATTTAGTATATTGCGATTGTTAACCATCTAATCTTGTTTATCTAATGAGCCCCTCAAAATACATATTAAATCATCTTTGGATTTTATTGTTGTTTCAAGAGACTTTATTGTAGCCTCATGTCCACTAACGATTCTTTCGAGGTATTGTATCCTTTGATTAAGCATGTCTATCTCGTTCAGGTTATTTTGGACGCTTGAACTAGTATTCTCTATTGTGACTGTTCCGTCAGGGTCAATAATTTTTTGAGTACCTTTTTCCGGCAATGATATAGAGATGTTATTATTAACATCTCCTTGACGTATATTACCTTTATTTCCGCCAGATATATTCAGGTTATCCCTCGTCGATATAGTCGAAGGCCTTAACATCTCGCCTTCGCCTGTTAAAAGCCATTCTGGGGAAATGTCGGTATATATACCGCATATTCTGATTAAAATTTCATAGGAGGGATTCTTGGCTTTATTCCAATAGCCTTTGGATAATCCTAGATCTTTTTCAAACCTATAATCACTTATACCTTTATATTTAAGATATTGTGATATTCTTTCTTTGATACTCATATTTTAAAAGTTAATGATTGTTATTTAGTTGAATATTTTCAATCATTTATTTTGTTGGTTGAAAATAAACCACCATATTTGTACTCGTAATCATTGAAACGAACTTATTTCAAGATTGAAACAAAAAACATAATGTGCAAATATAAACGATTAAATGTAAAAAAGCAATGAGAAAAGTAAAATACATCAGTATCCCATCAAAGATTATTAAGGAGATAGCCGCCGAGGTAGGTTGTACAGACCGTACTGTCTACGGGGCGATAAACTTTCGCACGGACGGAGAGCAACCAGAACGAATAAGGGAGCTTGCTCTTAAAAAGGGCGGAATCGTCTCACACAAGATGGTAGGATAAACCAGCTAATAGAACCGCACAATTATAGTAATCCACATGGTATAACTCATTACTATTTGGTTTGGTACTACAAAAGTAATGAAATCCCGCAGAAAGGCGTGTAGCCGCTGAATCGAATTAGCCTGCGGGAACAACGACAATAAAAAGAAAAACGATATGATGACCTCCACAGAACCCCAAGTTTCGCTTTCCGGCCGATACTCGACCAACGAGGCATGCAAGATACTCGGCATCGACAGGAGCACACTGTTCCGTTACACGAAGAGTGGAATTATCAAATGCGGTTACAGGAGGTGTAATGGTCGAAAATTCTACCCGGGAAGCGAGATACTACGAGTTTGGAAATCCATGATGTAAAAGCAGGGGAGTAGCTCAAAGGTAGAGCAACCGAATAAAAGAACCAGTATGTTGGGTATCGGTTCTTCGGAGCAAGCAAGGGTTCGATTCCCGCCTCCCCACAAAAAAGCTCATTGACATGTTGGCGTACGTGAAGAACACCGAGAGTCGCAATAGCGGAAACGCCGAGACTTGCGACGGGTCGGGGTGAAGTAACGAAGTCGTGACGTGTAAGTAATATCCGGCAATTCGGCAACCGGGCACGCTTCACCAAGTTCAGTAAAATAGAAACGAACAAAAAAAATGGAGAGAGAAAGGGATTGCCTTTCTAGGCAAGAATAGTTCAGACAGCTTTCCATTACCCTATATTTCCCCTGCCCGTCGGATTCGGGTTGGAAAACAGTCATCTGTTGCAGGGGAACGAAATTAAATAAACCTGTGAACATGAACACAACCTGTATTATCCCACGGTCGGCAATCGAGGAACGATACGACCGGGCACGAGAAGATTTCAACTACCAATACGACAACTCCCCTTACAAATTGAAATGTAAGGAATTTTATCTAGGAGGCGGGGTAGAAAACTACGAGGTCGCTAGCCAGATACTATCGATGAACGAGGAAGAAATAGCCAAATCCTACCTCGAAGATTGTGACCCGAAAGACTGGGCAAGCGTGCGGGAATTCCGGAACGACCTCATGTGCGATGCCACGGACATCTACAAAACGGCTATCGATATGGTAAAATCCGATATTCAGAAACTGGAAACCATACAAGGCGAGGTAGAAAATTTTCTTGACGACCATATAAAAGAAAATATAAACGACCGCTATTTCGGCGAAGATATAGACCATGAAATAGATTTGATAGACAAATACGTCGATGTCCGCATTCATTACAATGCATACAATCACAAAGAGTGGGACAATGGCGACTATTTCACGCCACATTCCGGCAGAGGCTACATCGATACGGAATACACGGTAACCGTATTCGACGAATACGGAAATGAAGAATTCGAGTTTAACGGTAAATTCCAAATATAACAGTCATGATATTCTACAAGTTATTTACCCTGCTCGCCATACTGCTGATGCTTTCCTCGATATTCGGGGTAGTCGCTTCACTCATCAACGCCAACCTTTGGCAACTGGTAATAAGCATATCCCTGTTCGCATTGTCGTCGATGGCTCTTTCAGGGCAACAACAAACAAATAAGAAATAAAAAAACTATTGATAATCAGGTAAATAAATAAGAGTATAATGGACAAGAACGAGATTTTAAATAGCAACAGTGATGTCCGCAGGGTAGTGGCCGGTTATCCCAACTTGCCTTTTGATGTACTCGCAGAACTGGCGAAGGACAGCGAATGGCTTGTCCGTAATGATGTGGCAGGAAATACCAGCACGCCCGCCGATGTGCTCGCAGAACTGGCAAAGGATAGCGAATGGCTTGTCCGCAGTAATGCGGCGAGTAATCTAAATACGCCCGCCGATATACTCACAGAACTAGGATAGAGCTAATATTAAATGTGAGTTTTAAACTATAATTCCATATAAATCAAGCATATACACCGCCCGTCCGGGAGGATATGCGGTGTATAAAAAGAAAGAAACGAGATGGAAACAAAGAACATATTCCAAAAGATACAATCCGTAGCTAACGAAATAAAAAATATAGAAAAAAAATTGGTTGTCGGAGAAGGGAAAAACGCCTACAATGCGGTAGGAGACCAAGACGTTACACTAGCTGTTAAAGAAGCAGAATCCAAACATGGTATCGTGAGCATTCCTTTCAAACAAGAACTCGTCAAAAGTGAGATACTACGGGTTGCAAATAAAGGTATAGAAACGATAAAATATGTCGATATAGTCAAGATGACTACCCGAATCTACAATATAGACAACCCTTCTGAATATATCGACATAGAGACATTCGGAAGGGGACTTGATTCTGGCGATAAAGGCTTTGGCAAAGCTTCCACCTATGCAAGGAAATACGCCTTGTTGAACGCCTACAAGATAGCCACCGGCGAAGATCCCGATACCGAGAAATCGAAGGAAGAAAAGAGTGAAACGCCACTTTCCGAAAAGAGAGCTATAATATACAATCTTCTTTATAAAAACAGCACCTACTACCAAGCTGCATTGAAAATGTTCGGAAGGGAATCGATAGACGAGCTTACAGACTCCGAAATAGACACCTTGTACGCCAGTGCGAAAAAGAAAGGAACGATATGATAACAGACACGATGTATATCGGAAGCGGTGACATCACGGCGTTATTGTCGGACATACACTCGTCCACCTATGCCAAACTGTTACAGCGTTTCGTAAGCGGTGAAAAGCCCCACTACAACGCATTGGCAAGTCCCATAGATGCGTTGCGCACCGGTGCTATTCTCGAAGACGTGTACGGCAAGACACTTCCGTTTTGCTATGTCAGCCAATACAAGGTACAGAGTATTGAGATGGACGTTTTCAAAGCCTCTCTTGATTTTGCCGAGATAGACGATGGGAAGTTAAAGACATTCATTGAGTTGAAGACGGTCTCGTTCGATGAATATTTCGATAAAATCGTCCCGTTGGAAAGCGACTCCGAAAAACTCGACTATGTCAGGAAATACAAGAAACATTATTACAACCAAGTGCAAGAACAACTCTATTGTTCAGGCCTCGACCAAGCCACCCTCGCATTCCTATGTGTTTTCGAATACAACGACGAAAAAAATTGGAACCGTGAAATCAAAGACAATGAAATCACACGGGTAACTATTCCCAGAGACGACACGGTTATAGATCAAATTAAGAGTCGTGGAGAAATATTCCAGCGAATAAAAGACTATCACATAAAATAATAAGAATATGAATTACTACGGAAGCATTTGCCTCTCCGACATACCCAAAGAGGTAATCAAGGAAGGTAAGAACGGAAAGAAGTATTTGAACATAACGGTATGGGAGCGAAAGTTAGCATCTGAATGGGGCCATACTCACACGATAAGCTGTGCACCCAAGCCGGAAGAACGGAAAGACGGTACGAATTATCTTATCGGCGATTTAAAACCTATCAAGCCAAAACCGCAGGAAGACAATTCCCGGAATCAAGAAGTAGATGATTTACCCTTCTAACCATGACTCCCCAAGAGCTAACATCTATCACCAGCTTACTATCGAGAGCGGCAAAATCGTTGGAAAAGTCCGACGACTACCGGCATAAAGAGCTGGCAAGATTGATGAGAAATAAAGTCAGACAAATAAATAAGAAATACAATGACTAAAAACGAGATTTTAAGTAGCGACATTGTTGTACGCCGTAATGTGGCAAGAAACCCTAACACTCCCGTCGATGTGCTCACGGAGTTGGCAAAGGACAGCGACTGGCATGTCCGCCGTTATGCAGCATGTAATCCCAATATTCCCGTCGATATGCTCGCAGAATTAGCGAAGGATAGCCACTGGGCTGTCCGCGTTAGCGTGGCATGTAATCCCAACACTCCCGTCGAGGTACTCACTAAGCTGACAAAGGATAGTGACTTTGATGTCCGCCGTTATGCAGCATGTAATCCCAAGTTAAAAGAAGTTTTAACCGATAAGAATAAAAGCGATGAAGACTAGACATAATTTCAACAGAGGCCTAAGAATGGACTTGGCATGCGATAATTATTCATTCAGACCTGTATTTTCATATATCCATTTTAAAGATGGTTGCGCTTATGCATGCGATACACATATCTTGGTAAAAAACAAGCTATCCGAATGTTCCACATTCACCGATGAAGAAATAGAAAAACTCGATGGCAAGTTTATAGGCTCAAAAGCCTACAAGTCTATCCTCTCTTACGATATGGTACAAGTTACGGACATGGGGTTTGAATGTATATTGTTTGACAATCAAAAAGTTATATACCCATTCTCCGAAGTCTATAAATACCCTGAAATGGAGAATGTAATTTCAGAACATCTAAAAGAGAGCACAGAGGGAATCACAAAGTTACGGATAGATCCTTCGTTCCTCTCCAAGATTGAAAAAGCTCTATTCAATTTTGATGACGCATATATGCAGCTTTCGGAAGGCAATAAATCTTTGCTCGTTAAAAGCGACGACAGCGATAGTATCGGAATCATTATGCTAAAATTAATATAGATTAAATACGAATCATTATGTTTTACGAAATCAAACTGAAAGTAGAAAAAGAGAACAGCAAAGGAGAGATGAAAGAAGTCATCGAACACTTCATTACCGATGTGGAACTGTTCGCCGAGGCCGAAGCCAACGGACTGGAACAATACAACGGAAATTGCTATGTAATCTCTATCACCCGCTCGAAAGTCATCGAGATAGTCAATGAAAAGGAAGAAGGCAAGCCCTTCTACAAAGCCACGTTGATAGACATATTCATCGATGACAACGGCAATGAAAAGGAAACGAAGTACTACAACCTCGTTTGCGCCAAAGACATCACCGAAGCCAACCGCCTCATGCAAGAACACATGAGACAAGGCCTTAAAGACATGAGGTTGGACGGAATTGTGAAAACCAAAATCATAGACCTGATATAGGAGCATAATGTGAGACATTCCCCGCAAGCCGTCCGGGTACGTGGTCGAGCACCATACGGAGAAAGGAACTGCGGGGAGAAATTAGCCATAAGTGTTTTAGGTGGTATCGGCAGTGGTTCAAATGGGAGAGCGGTATAAGTCGAGTATAAGGAGCGAATATACAGTTGCGGGTTCGAGTCCCGCCTGCCGAACAAAAAGAGAAAGATACAATATAATGGAAGAACAGGCCACATACAACAGAAAACTCAAATACGATGTAGTGATAGGGATAGACCCCGACGTGGAGCGTAGCGGACTTGCCATATTGGGACTGTACGACATGAAGCTGACGGTTAACAGCCACCCGTTCCCGGAGTTGTTGGAAATCGTCCGTTCGGTGGCATTCGAAGGTGCGGAACTCGGCCATGCCACCGTGGTATATGTCGAGGCAGGTTGGAAGAACAAATCCAACTGGCATTTGTCACCGAAAGACACACGGGCGAGCGCAGCCAAGAAAGGCGAGCATGTAGGTCGCAACCAAGAGACCGGTCGCAAGATAGTCGAAATGCTGAGTCATTACGGAATACAAGTCATGGAGCAATCCCCTTTGCGCAAGTGCTGGCAAGGGAAAGACGGCAAGATCACCCATGAGGAATTGAAGCGATTGTGCGATATGAGCGGTATAGAGTTTAACAGACCCCGCAGTAACCAAGAAGAAAGGGACGCAGCCCTGCTCGCTATCACCTGCTCCGAATTACCCATGAGGTACAAGGTAGTAGAATCTAAAATGAACAAATGATATGACCTCTATTAAGGAAATAACCAACGGGGATATAATAAGACTATCGCATGATAATGATAGAGACTGGGTGGCAATACATCATTCAAGATGTTCTGACAAGCACTCCTACAAAACAAGGAAGCATGTAAAAGACGATACGGGCTTTTACCTATTCTCAGGATTGTGGTACGAAGGAGATGTAACGACTGACGCTCCTTATGGAAAATGTGCCGGAAAACTTACAAGAGGAATGTTTGCACATATATCTGTGGTAGGCAATATTCAAAATAAAAACGATTATAAGAAATATAAAGAGGGCAATGGATTTTTCAAAAATTCAAAAGCAGAATGATTATGACAAATCAAGTATTATCAATAGAGCAGATGCAGCACTTGCAAGAGCTTGGGTTAAATACCAACTGTGCAAGTGCATGTTGGGTTAAAGTTACAAAGGTTGGAGGTAAAGATGTAAAAACCTGTTGGGGTTTATCTTTTTGTTTTGTGCCGAACAAATTAGACAATATGGAAGCAGAAACCGTACCAACGTTTACTTTGCAGGATATTCTGGAATTATTGCCGAGACAAATGATTGATGAGTATGCAAGCCCTTTAATGATAAAATGCACATTCGATTTACATGTACGGTTTTGGTATAAAGACATTTATGTCACTGCCGAACATGAAGATTTTATCGATGCTGCCTACGAGATGCTATGCTGGTGCATAGAAAACGAAAATCTACACGGATTTCGTATTTGCAATTTATCTAATCAAAAATCAATAAATAAAAATACGCTATGAAAACGAACCAACTGATGAAAAGACGAATGGGTAACATAGATGTGACCCAACGTACCAAAGACGGATTTTTCTGTGCATCCGAATTGTTGAAACAGTGGAACGAAGGCAACAACCACAAGAAAAATGTTAACCACTATCTCGAAAACAGTAAGACAAAAGAGTTTATAAAAGCTCTTATAAATGACGACGATCAAATTCGGAATTCCGAAAAACCTATAAATCAAATACTTATAATAAATAAATCGAGAACCAACAAAGACGGGAGCAAAGAGGCAGGGGCTGTTTTGATGTCGCCCTTACTGTTCATCGATTTTGCAATGTGGATTAACCCGTCGTTTAAGGTTAAGGTGTTGAAATTCGTCTATGACGAAATGATAAAGTACCGCAACGAAGCCGGCGATGCCTACAACAAACTAGGCTCGGCTGTTTCAAAGATCGTTCGGAAAGACTTCATGCCCCAAGCCATGCAGAAAGTAGGCGAAGCGTTGAACTGGATTGTGTTCAACGAGCATGAAAGGAATATCCGCAACCAATACGGCGAAGAAAAGAAACAGCGGGAATTGTACGAGCTGGAAAGAAAAGTCGCCGACCTTATCAACGAGGGCTTTATCAAGAGCTACGACCAAATGATAACCTATCTGAAAAACGTTTACCGGCACAAGTACCTGCCGGCTGTATTCTCATAACCCAGAATTGTTAAAACAAAAATAGCCATGATTATAGCCAAGCAAGTTATATCCTCCATTATCGAGGAAAAGAAAAAGAATAACAAGGAGCCCTCCATAGCGAGCTTTACCGAAATACAGTCGGTGGTTATTCGGTCACTAAAATCCGAGATAAACGAGCTATGCAAAACCGGTGAGATTGACAAGCACAAGACCCTGAACGGGTGGGCATTTTCAATTACTGAAACTTAATATGGAATCGGAAGACAAATTAAACAGAGAAAAATTAGTTATATCTAATTTATGTTTAGAATATCTTTTTTTCAAGTCATTCATCAATAATGACCAGTATATAGATATTCAGGATAGGATAAAAAAATTCCAAGAAGATAATCATGTCTCTGTTAATTTAAATCAATTATCGTCGGCTCGTTTTTATTACAACGACGATCCCCATAAGTCGAAAACTTTTAAGGTGAAAATAATAACATCGAACATGAATGTATTTGAACGAGGGGACATCTATCTAAGAAGTTTAGAAGATTCATTGTTTGAGTCAAGATTGCCAGTTATAAGGGAAATGATAGATACCAATACCCTTAATCTCTATACTGAGATAGAAACCATAGAAGATTTGGATATATTGGTTCATGAGTTTGGCTGTCATATCGTTTACGGAGATAAAACAGAAGAAGGAATTATGATAATTGAAAAGTATGATACGAAAAGAGAATAACTATCAATATTAAGAATAAATGAAAGACAGCTTTTTGATTTATAAATCATTTTACAAACCCATATCGAGATTATCGGACAAACAACTGGGCAGGCTGTTTCGAGCAATATTCAAATATCAACTTGGCGAGGAGGTTACGGTAGAGGAGGACATTGAAATGGCATTTGAGTTTTTCAAGAATCAATTCGAGATAGATGAACTCAAATATCAGGGCATTGTCGAGAGAAACCGGAACAACGGGCGTAAAGGAGGTAATGACAAAAACTCTGAAACGGTTAAATCAAAGTACAGTGGGAGCCAAACGAGCCACTCGACCCCAAATAACCCAGTGGGGGCCAAACGAGCCAGTGGGGGCTTAAATGATAATGAAAATGATAATGATTTAAAAGAAACTTCTCTATCGAGAAGCAAAGAAAAAGAAGAAGATTTTGGCAAAGACGTTGACAAGCCACTGACAGAACTGCGTGAAGAACTACTCTCAAATCAAACGTGGATAGAAACGCTATCGATGAACAACCACATCGACGAGAGCGCATCGAGGCTCTATATCGAGGCATATATCCGTAAGCTCCAAAACGAGGGTATTGCAAGAAAAAGCGTCAGCGATGCACAAAAACACTTTGCCAACTGGTTAAGAATTGAATTAAAACGAGCACGAGATGAGCAATCCGGAATCCATCAAAAACCTAATTCCAAGACCAAAAAGGAGCGATATGCAGAGTTTGCAGAAGCCATCGCCACCAAGCTGGCAACGGGAGATACTGGCAACCTACAAGACGGGGGAGAATCTGCTCTGCCTTTTTAGCCCCGACAATCAAGGCCGCTATTGCCAGAGCCTCGAACGATGCTTTATCGGCAAGGCTCCGAGCATAGCCCGTGTATCGAGGACGTTCGGCAGTCACATCGCCGAGTCGTGGCTGGAAATACAGCTTCTCGACCTCGCCGAGTTTTCGGGAGTCCGCAAGGACGGAATGACGGAAAAGGAATACGAGGAGATAGCCCGTATCATCATCTCCGGCTATGGTGATTTCAAGCTCACCGAGTTCATGGTATTCTTCCAGCGGTTCAAACAGGGGCTTTACGGGACGTTCTACGGAGTTTTCGACCCTATGGTGATAACGAGGTCTCTTCGAGAGTTCAGAGCCGACAGAGAGAAACTATTGCGGTTCTATGAGGACAAGAAAAGGCAGGAGGAAAAGGAACGGGAATGGGATCTCCGTGAAAAGGAGAAAGCGACACCCGTACAGATTCAAGAAATTATCGACAAATACAGCAAAAAGGAAAGTTAAGTATGAAAGATATAGAGCTTTACAACGACTCATTCCAGAATTATAAAGTCTATGGGCTGCCAAAAGCGCAGCTGATTATAGCAGATGTGCCGTATAATTTGGCGAATAACGCCTACGCCAGCAACCCCGCATGGTATATCGACGGAGACAACAAGAATGGCGAGAGCGCATTGGCAGGCAAACAATTCTTCTCGTCCGACAGCGAGTTCCGTCCGGCAGAGTTCATGCACTTCTGTTCCAAAATGCTCGTGAAGGAACCGAAAGAAGCCGGTAAGTCCCCCTGCATGATACTGTTCTGCGAGTACGAACAGCAATTCAAATTCATAGAGTTAGGCCGCAAATACGGGTTAAATCACTACATACCGCTGGTTTTCCGCAAGGACTTCTCGGCGCAAGTGTTGAAAGCAAACATGAAGGTCGTCGGCAACTGCGAATACGGTCTTATCCTTTATCGGGACAAGTTGCCCAAATTCAACAACAACGGGAGAATGATATTCAACTGCTTCGACTGGGTGAGGGACAACATCACGCCCAAATGCCACCCTTGCCAGAAACCTGTCCCGCTCCTCAAACGGTTGATAGAGATATTCACGGACAAGGGCGATGTTGTCATCGACCCGTGCGCAGGAAGCGGCACGACCCTGTATGCGGCAGCCTCATTGGGAAGAAAGGCATATGGCTTCGAGGTCAACAAGCAATTTTATAACGACGCAAATGAAAAGGTCTTGAAAAGAATACAAGTCAGTTTATTTCAATAAATTATAAAAATCATACAGATATGGGAGAAATAGAACTTATGAAAGGAGGAGAGCAATGAGAAAAACGATATTAGATGCCTGTTGTGGGGGAAAGATGTTCTACTTCGACAAACATGACGAAAGAGTTCTTTTTCAAGACATTCGAAAGGTCTCTACTCATTTATGCGATGGTAGATTATTTGAAGTAAATCCCGACATACAAGCCGACTTTACAAATATGCCCTATGAGGATAAGTCTTTTTCAATGGTAGTTTTCGATCCGCCTCACTTATTAAGGAATGCTGGAAAGTCAGAGATGGCAGATATGTACGGAAGTTTGAACGAAAAAGCATCGCCAACAGGCTACCAACAAATTAAATACGGAGCTCTGTATTCAGATTGGCGTGATATGCTGGCAAAGGGATTTAAAGAATGTTTTCGAGTCCTGAAACCCGGAGGATTTTTGATTTTCAAATGGAACGAGACAGACATCAAAGTGTCGGAAGTTCTCAAACTCACACCTGAAAAACCAATATTCGGGCATATATCCGGCAAACGTTCTAATACACACTGGATTTGTTTCATGAAAGATTATATAAAGGAGGAATAAAAGATGAAAATAGAAGATATTGAAAATGCCGCATTAGACTGTGCCCTATTCGAGGATTATTACTATAACCCCGACTTGCAGCCTGCATATATAGATGGTTTCAAGCGTGGAGCAAGCTGGCGGATAAATTCAGTGTGGCATGAGGTAAGTGAAGAACCCGAAAGGAATAGAATATATCTTGCCCAACTTGGAGACAGTGCCTTTGATACCTTTTATGATTCCAAAAATTGGGTAAATTTTTCACGTGGAATTAATATACAACGTTGGGCATATGTAGAAGACTTGTTACCAAATAAACAGGAGGAATTTATATGATACGGAAAGTAGAAATGTACCAAGCCTTGTGCGATAATTGTGGTAAGGCTTGTATCAATGAAGATATTTGTGCATGGAGTGAAGACAGTCAGGCCATAGAAGATGCTCTTTATATGGACTGGCAAATTATCGATGACAAGCTATACTGCCCGGACTGCTATGAATACGATGAAGAGACAGACGAATACAAACCGATAAAGAAAGAGGAATCGAGATGAAAACAAAACAAGTATTGTCAATCGAACAAATGAAGCACTTGCATGAGCTTGGCTTGGACACGAGTGAGGCAAGTATGCACTGGCAGTTTTTACCCACAGCCAATGCCATTATCAATGGAACAGATGAGCTTGAAGAAGAACCTTGTCTTTTTATAAGCCAGCCAAACATGAAACATGAATACCCGGCTTATACCTTGCAGGATATTATAGGCAGACTACCATGCTACATAAGAGAAAACAGTAGTATGTACAAAATGCGCATTGAACCTACTTTAATTGGAATATGGGTTGTCAGTTACGGAATCGGCGCATCTGAACCTCTTCTTTCCGAAGAATCCGAGAATCTTATTGATGCCGCCTACGAGATGTTATGCTGGTTAATCGAGAACGAATATGTAAAAAATGTGGAAAACTAAAAAAGTAAAATGGTATGACAGTACAAGAATTGATTGACGAACTTATGAAAGTTCCAGATAAGTCAGCCGAAGTGTTTTATCTTTCAGATAGTGGCGATTTCTTTAATAATTTAAAAGTCTATTCTATGGGTAAGATATATGGAGACGACGAGGTTACAGAAGTTTATCTAATTAATGGCGATTGAAATATGAAGAAAATCATGTTCAATGATAAATACGGACTCACCCAAGCCGTGCTTGAAGGTAGAAAGACGCAGACAAGGCGGATAATGAATCCGCAACCGGAGGACTGTTCTGCTGTACATCGTTTTTATAAATCTGCATATTGGAAGGACAAGCCCATGAGTTTGGTCGTCAACGAAGATGGTAGCGTTTATTGTAAGCTCTGTGGTTATGGAGCAAAGCTGGAAGGAGGCAGTATATTCCGACTCCCGTATAAAGTAGGTGAAATCGTAGCTGTCGCTCAAAGCTATAATTCATTTTACAATGATGAGTGCAATCCTAATTTATTCCCAAACGGTGCAGGCTGGACGAATAAAATGTATGTGAGGCCGGAACTAATGCCACACCAAATCCGCATAACCGATGTGAGGATTGAGAGGTTGCGGGATATATCGGAGCCTAATTGCATGGCAGAAGGGATATGCTATTATGGGAATTATGGCTTTTCATGGGATAGACATAGCAAGTGTTTTCATGATCTTCGTGAAGCCTACGCCGCATTGATAGATAAGATAAGCGGTAAAGGCACATGGGAGAGCAACCCCTATGTATTTGTTTATGATTTCGAACTGGTAAAGTAAAATTATGGAAATAGATAAAATAGAGGCATTTGATTACATGCTCCAACTTTTTGAGGAGTGGCGAGATTCTCATGAAGAATTAAAAAACAAGCCGTTTTCTAAACTTAAAGCCATGAAACTGCTGTTTTTGGCTGCTGCTCCTAAGGAAGATGGAGGCGATGACCTTTTAGACATATTTGATAATTTCTATGCTATGCCATATGGACCGGTAGAAATTGATATTCAAAAGGCAATGTGCGAAGATAGACTTCCTTCGTTTTCAGTTAAATATCGTAGTATTGAACCAAGAGAAGGTGCGGAACCATATAACGCAAAAAGATATAATGACAAGTTTTATCACAGAGTAAGAAATGCGGTAAATGACCTGAGAAAAGAAAACGAAAAATTGGTATTACTAAATGCTTTTGAACTAGTAGAGATTACTCATAGATGGAGTAGTTGGGATCGGGCAATGAATTTTGCAGAATTTATGGAGCAATTGAGTGCCAAGATGCCTACCGATTTTATTAGGGATTCAAGCAAGATATTCGATTTAAAATGAAATATAATCATGGAAGGAAAAGAAGGAGGAGTAGAGATGAAAGGGAATGCCTGTACATTCCCATAGAAAGCGAAATCACGCACTTTTCTTATCGCTCACCAAGAACGAAAAGTATTTAGACCTTTTAGGGTAAATCTTTTTACCGTTCTTGATGATATAACGGCAGAATATGCGGATTTTCCCACTTTCATTTTGAACTTGATCTTTCACATTAACACCTCCTTTCCGTTTTGCCTGCCGACCTGTATCGACAAGCTATAAGTTGCACCCTGTCAAGTGCAACTAAAAAAAGCCCAAAGTTACAGGACATTGGGCTTAATGTCTTTCTCACACGAGAATGGACAAGATGATGGCGAATGACAGTTCGCCGGAAAGGAGGTGTTAATGTTCCGAATCAAGTTCGATGCAAATCGACTTCGATATTTAGTTATCAAATATCAAATTAACTCTTTTAATAGTTTAGTTAACATTGTTGTATTATGAGTAAAAAGAAAATCTACATCTCCCTACCCATTACTGGCAGGGACTTCGATGAAGTGGAAAGTGAAATACTATACGTTTCGGGAGTCCTCGAAATGAAAGGATACCGTGTCGTCACACCGATAGACTTCGATGTAAACCCCGATTTGGACAAACCCTATCATGAACTTCTGGGAAACGATATAAAGGCTCTTATGGGATGCGATGAGGTATGCCTTTGCCCCGGTTGGGAAAAATCCAAAGGCTGCCAGTTAGAAAATTTCGTGGCCCAACTATGGGATAAGGAGATAATGGAATTTGAATAATTAAGCGTATGATTATGGAAAGAAAAGTAGGAGAAATATTTGAGTACAACGGTGAGTGGTATCAGTGCGTAGAGCAACCAAAACAATATGATTGTGCCACTGTTTTTGAATTATGTGCTTTTAGTGCTGTTGGTAATTGCGAACTTGATAAATGTAGTGGAACTTATAGAAGTGACAGTAAATCTGTAATCTTCAAGAAACTTGAAAAGGTCGGAGAGCCACATTTTATATACGACAAAATTTTTAAAGGCGGTAAAGTTTATGTTCAAAACTTCATGGTATATGAAGATTTTAAAAATCATAAACCTATATGCGATGATTATGTATTATATGATTGGCATGAAAAAATAATAAGTATAGAAATCAAACAAAACAAAGAAGATATGGAAGAAAAGAAATTGAACTTAAAAGAATTTGACCTTGAAGCAGCCAAAGCAGGCAAACCAGTCTGCACGAGAGATGGTAGAAAGGCAAGGATTATTTGCTTTGATTTAAACAATAAAAACTTTCCAATTGTTGCTATTATAAATTGTGATACAGAAGAAAATGCGTATCAGTATGATATTGATGGTGTATGTGATGAGCATGATAATAATCTTAACCTTATGATGTCCCCTGAAAAGAAAGAGGGGTGGGTTAACTTGTGCAAAAATAATTATGGAGATACATTAGCTGTTGGCGTATTTCCTAACAGAGAAGAAGCCGTAAGTAATTGTCCGCCATCGTATTTATGTACAATTAAAATCGAGTGGGAGGAGTAACTATGACATGGGCTATAATATACTGCATATTCAGTGTGATAATGACTTTAATCCTTACAATTTATATTATGAGGTGTGACGGTAAATTCACTGTCGGTGATTTATTCGTTGCACTTTTCTTGATAGTTCTTAGCCCAATAACTTGGATAGTAATTGGTATATTGGAATTACATGAAAGAGGATTCTTTAAAAAAGTTATTTGGAAACGAAATAAAAAATAATAAGTTATGTGGATAGCAAGAGACGAAAGTGGAAAATTGTTTATGTACTCAACTAAACCATTTAAGCGTAAATATACATGGGGATTTAAAGACAACAAGACTATTGTTGTTGTATTAAGTGACAGTTTATTCCCAGAAGTAAAATGGGAAGACAAAGAACCAAGAGAGTTGATATTGAAATAATTATTTAAGACAAGTAAATCATGAACATTGAAATATTGAAAGAGGAGTACAGCCGGAAGATGGAGAAGGCTCTGAGAAGGGGAGACTTCGCATTGTTTGACAACTTGCGAAGACAATACGACCGACTCCTGCAAACCCGTGAGCAAGTCCCGGCAAAAACAATCACCGACACCATGAGCAAAGAGGACAAAGAGAAATGTAATCGCCTCCTGAGAAAAATTCCCGTGTTGGCCGACATTGCAGAATCCTCCGCTGTCGATTTGCTCTCACTACTGAAAAAATATGACGGCACTGTTACCCTTCCTATGCTGGAAGAACTGAGAGCGTTCAACCACATCGCCCGTGACCTGCGATCCATCATAGACCGTGTAGGCGACGAATCTTTTTCCATTTCCTTTGGAGATACATGCGACAGGGTGAACGAGTGCATAGATGATATTTTCACTAATAATTAAAATCGCTAACATGGGAAAAGTTTATATTGAAGATGACAAGTTAGTTGTCAAAACTGACAATGGGATTATAAAAAGCGATGGTACATTTTATGCCGAGCTTGAATCCTCTAAAATTTATACTATTGACGCTTATTCTATCTCATTCCTACTTACTGCCATAAATAAAGTGGGTGCTATTTATGTGAATGATTTGATATATCCAGAAAACCATGTTTATAGGATATTTACAAATGAGGCATTGAAAAGTGAGATTGACGAGTTGAAAGATCAATTAGATAAATACAAGTGTTTGTTACAAGAAAACGAAAATCTTAAAAGAGAAATTGGAAGATTAGAGATAATAGAGCATGATAATAGAGCATCTATTAAAAAGCTGGAATTATTGACCGATAAGATAAAAGAATATAATTCCAATCCAAAAATATTTTGGGAAAGAATTAAAATGTAATGAACAGATATTCATGGAAAAAGAAGAAATTAAATATAAAATAGCCTATTACGAAGCTGAGCGAGATAGAAACTTAAAAATACACTGTCCACGGGTGGCTGCAAAATTTCAGAGAATGATAGACAAACTGAAAAAAGAGATTTCATCAAAAAAACAATAAGGTAAACAAATGGCAACCACGTACGCCGACATATCAAGAAACATCATTAGTTTTACAAAAAATATCTTGTATGAAAACCATTCCTTTCTCGGGTATAGTATTAGACACCTCAAATCCACAAGACGGGCAGTTGACCGCTATGGTAAATCTCCGGCACACTTCCACTGGATCTATATCTCCGACTGGTGTGAATAAGAAAATATATACTATTTCCAATCATAGGGAACTCATCTATATTCATAAAGGTAATGGTTATGAAAATTGGATTACTTTCGATGGAAGAATTATCTACTATGAAGCATATCGTTATGGCAATGACAATGTTGTGAGACCCATGTACTACAACGATGGGGAAAGTTCAGAAACAAAAATTGGAGTTCCTATTTATCAAATTGATAGCTTAAATGATATAACCTCCGTTGGAAACACCCTTGTTGTATCGACAGACGATGGTATTTTTTATTTCTTGTGTTATCTGTATGGATCATCTGGCACATACGTTTACAAAGATATTTCTATAAATGAAGATGATATAACTGTAAAAATAAATAAAACAGAAGAAGGACAGGTAAATAAACAAAATTTAAATTTCCCTTACGACTTAGTATCTGGTGGAATAGGTTGTAGTGGAGAACAACCGTATGGGGAAGTGTATGAGCCTATTGCAACTCTGAAATCGGAAGGTAAAATTCAAGATGTGTCACTTATCCGTTGGGCTATAAGAATGTATGATGGAACATATACTTTATATTCAGCACCTATTCTGTTTATAAAAAGAGATCCAATAACATTTTATGCCTATATATCAGAATCAGGATCTAGATATGTTACAGCACATTATTACTATTATAAGATAAAAGTAGATATAACTATTCATAAATCATTAAAAGAATCCGATATATATAAAGGAATAGATATATTCATGGCGGATATTCCTTATTACGACGATACTGATACATATAAAAAGAATTTACCGTTACAAACGGAAACAGATTTATTCTACACAAGTGACGAAAAACTACGGGAGCGAATATTAGAGACTGCCAATTTCTACCGCATTGCGCAATACGATTTCGATAGCGATAAATTCAACGGCAATACCCTTTCAGATATACCCGATTTATCCGACATATTAAAAAATCTCGTGTACCAGCCCACATTGACAGACGATACCTATTCCCATAATAAGCTCATTGCCGAAAAAATATTTAATTATAATAGCAAGTTGCACATTTCAGGTACGTCCCAAAAATTATATGATGGCTATCCTGTCGAAATGTTCATATCCTACGCCGGTTCAACAGTAGACGTCATAAGATACATTTCAAAAACCTATATAAAGACCGAAGCTGGAACTTCTATCGTGGTGCGCGACCAAGACCTATCCGACGGAGAAAGTCTGTTGTTATTGTCTCCCTATATAACTTATCCTGATTCACGGGCTTATCAAATGGAAATAACCATTATCTATGAATCCGAGGAAACACGTTATCTTTATTCGGCCAAGTTCGATTTAAAACCACATGATTTCTTGAACCTGTCCTATTATCTCCCCACAGGAGAGATAAATCCGATAACAATTTCAGGTACAGTAATAACAGAAATACCGGAGGCTCCCCAATCTTCGAATAACATCGAGTCAACCCCAAACAAACTTAAAGTCTCCGCCACAGACAACCCATTCATATTCCCAGTAGAGCAAACCTATACCGTCGGAAATGGCAAAATCATAGGATTGGCAGCCGCTACCCCTGCGCTATCACAAGGACAATATGGTCAGTTCCCATTGTACGTTTTTACCGACGAGGGTATATATATGTTACAAGTTGGAGCGGGAGAAGTAATATATACGAACTGTTTCCCGGTATCAAGGGATATTTGCGACAATCCCGATTCCATTATATCTCTTGATAACGCTGTGGCTTTTACCTCCGATAGAAAATTATTTGTTCTTTCCGGCTATTCTGCCAAATCAATTTCCGATTCTCTCGAAGCTGATTATGTTCCCAACCCGGCAAACATATATATGGAAGGAATAGAAAATGTATTGATTGAGCCTTTGTTGGCATACAATTATCCTTTTGGTGAGCTTATCATAAAAAATGCAGAAGGAAATACTGCCTTTATTTACGATCTTCAACGAAAAATATGGAGACAAAGAAAAATTAAAGCTTCCTATTTTATACCGTCGTATCCGGTGTGTTATGCCATATCCGATGAAGATGAAGTATATGATTTATCCCAAGAGTCCAACCAGTTACAAAATGTTACCATTTGTACAGCTCCCATAACACTAGGAACACCGGGATTCAAAAAAATAGAACGCTTCATTTTGCGTATGTTGGCCGGAGGACATTTCTCTATTTCCATATATGCATCCAATGATAACAAAACATTTTATAAGGTCATATCAGTAAACATAAACAGCGATACACTGTTATCCGATGTTCCACTTCCCAGAATACCGTCATCTTGGAGAAACTTCTATCTATTTATAGAAGGCGATATGCTTCCCGATTCGACCATTACAAGATTAGATATACAGGAAAAAAATACATTTAATACCAAGTTAAGATGAAAAGATATTTATTTCACTATACGGCGGAAAAAATATTGTCTGAGGTAAAAAATATTACAACTATGCTCGGAGCCTCTCGACGAAATGAAGACGGGAGTACTCAGCTAGTCTCATTATCCCTTACCGAAGACGATGATTTGTTATTTCAGCGATTTTTGAAAGATGCACATGCCTATATGCAAAATAAACTTGTTGCCTATATCATGGACTCCGAAGATGATGAGCGGGAAACAGGCCAAATCGATATATGCGATTTAGACCCGGACAACAGGCTTTCAGACGACGATTTGAGGTTGTACCGTCTTTGTTATCCATGTCAGCTGAATGAAGATATACCAGATACCTCTATCTGTGTAGCCGACAATTATATATTACAATTTCTTATAAATTACATAATATATCGGTGGCTCATGATTAAAAATCCACAAGAAGCAATGATATATAAAACTCTTTCCGATGAAAATGCGGATAATGTAGTATCTTCATTAAGCCGGAGAAAATCTGGGAAAATACGCCGAAGAATACACCCGTGGTAGAAAAAATAAGAACCTTATTTAATATTCTTTTTTATTTTCCTTTCAAGAGCTCTACGATTTTTTCGGTTTGTAGTGAGATTAGAGGCCAAAGAGTTTAGCTTATCCTTCTCTTCCGGCGAAAGCAGATTATAGACCTCTTTCCTCGACTTGCCGGAACATATGGCTTGTATGATTCTAGCTATATCCATATATTAAGTGTTTCCTACAATGTTCACATAAAAATTTTTTTGCTATCCTATACATTTTCTGTCCTATTTTTCCGCTAAGATATGCTACTTCTTCTCCCCACGGGTTGAGATTGAAAGTCTTCGCTATATGCATTTCCAAATGTTTTCGCTCGTGACAAAACGAATTCATAAATTCTTCGGCGGAAGAATTTATACCGATTACCATTACAGTCTCGTGTGTAGAATAGTTAGAATATGTCAGGCCGGTATCAAGTTTACAAGAAGAGAGATTATTAAAAGCGACGGACAGGTTTTTTCCTCGGCAACCAATAGAATATAAAGCTTCCATAATCTCGTCGGTATAATAGCAATCCACGGCATAGTAGACCTGTACCGACCAATCATATTCTTTTAATCTGAATTTTTGTCGTATCATAAAACATCGTCCCATTCAATGGGCTCTCCACCGGCTATCATTGTTGCATACCAACGGCGCATAGCTGTACCATCTGGGGCATCTATATCATCTATCGTATCTTTGATATACAATGCCAAATGTTGTTCATCAGGGACAGAAGATTTATACAAATCTGCTTTACACATGTTTGCAACATACACATAATCGTATAAAATATTGTTGTTGAGTTTAATATTGTATTTACTCAATATTTCATCTACGATGTCTCGTGTCAGAGGTTCGATTCGTTCCTTCTTTCCTGTTGATGGGTTTAACCGCTTCATCTTTGAAATGGCAAATTCACATAACTTTTTATTAAAGTGCCAACCATAATTTCTAAGATATGCGGTCATTTCTCTTGGTCTATCATCATACATATCTAAACTTTCCCTTTTCATAAGATAAATAGTTTAAGAAGGGTGTAGTAGTTACCACACCCTTTCAGTTAAACATTAGCGATAACGAGAGTAACGACCCGTTCCACGAACCCCTCGCCGTTGACCCATACCACCGCCTGATCCACTGCTTCCGCCACGCTCTCCGAAGTTGTCATCGAAGTCGTCATCATCGTAGCGTTCACCTAAGCCTTCTTCTTCCAAGCATTCGAGAAGTTTTTTCGTATACTTGTAGGCTTTTTCAGCGTACTCCATCATTTTTTCAGAGTTATCGCCCTCGTTGATTTCAAACATTCTTCCCATATTACTTTTTGTTTTTAGAATTATCAGAAGCACCGAGCTGTTCCATCAGTTTCTTGTTCATGGCCATGAGGTCGGCCATGCTCCTGCTCATTTCGGACATCTGCCCTTTGAGGGTGGCAATCTCCTGCTCCTGCCTTTGCTTCTCCGCAAATTCGGGATTCAAAATTGTCAATATCTTGTCACACCCGGCAATCACGTTCTCGTGGTAATTCCGCCGGTTCAGTTCGTCCAAGCTCTTCTGTCGGATAGCCGACACTTCCGAGTTCATGGCCTCTCTGGAACAAGATATGACGATGTTGCCGTTTTGCCCGAAGTCGGCGATGTCCGCCCCTGCCGGCAAGTTCTGGAACGTCGTATTCTGCCCGTTCACGCTGACCACCACGTCCACCACCATTTCCATCTGGGGCAGTTGCCCGATAGGTGTCGGCATGGGGTATTTGGGCTTCGCAGCCGAAACGCTGACGACGGAGCCTATATCCACTAAGGGATTTTCGTCCTTATGAAGGATAAATAACTGGTTGTTTGCTCGAAGATTCTGAAACATAGTTTTTTGATTTAATGGGACTGCCCGGTAAAAGGCAGCCCCGTGTTAATTATTTGCTTTTGGCAGCGACGTTGGCCGCCGCAGTCGCCGTAGTAGGCCTGTACCCACCGTTGACAAGGAACACTTCGTTGGTGTACTTGTTGTAATGGATTTCATAGATCCCCGTACCGGCGATATTCCCGACCGTGACCGGCTCGTTGTTGTAAGCCATCAGAGGTCTCGTGTCCCCGTTCGTCCCGATGAGAATGGGAAGCGTTGCGGTCGTTCCGGCGGGTATCGCCTGACGGAGATTGATATAGAATCCTCCCACATAGTCCCTGTTACGGAACGCATGGTCGGGAAGTTCCAAAGTCACGTTCTCCGTACCGACCGTCACCGCCACCGTAGGCAGCGTGTTCAAATTCACCCTGCCCAGCGTCGGGAACGGAAAGGGAAACCCTGTAAAAAAGTTAGGCCACATATATACCTCCTTCCTTCTTTACCGGATTAACCCCAGTAGTTGTTGCAACCGCATCCGTAACCGCTGCGCCCATATGCGATATCGCCCGCATAAGCACCATAAGCGGCAGCCCGGTACAAGTCCGTGTTTACAGCCTGAATGTTGGGATATACCACGGGAACGGTATTGGGCAATTTACACTTGATACCGTCCACATCGCTTTGGAGAGCCTGCAAACCGGCAGCGAGGGGAGCGATCTGTTGCCCTACCGCATTGAGAATGGTCGCATTCTGGTTACGTTGTGAGATTTCAGCCGCCAAAGTAGCCTTCTCTGCCGTCAAAGCGGTGATCTTGTCCTGTAAAGCCTGAGTTTGGATAGAATCCAGCTTCGCCAAAATGGCACGAGTGTTCTCATTGCCACTGTCCACGAGGGAGTGGGTTTGTTCCGAGGTTGCGATACGGGTTTCATATCCCTGTCTCTCGATTGCGTTTTGCGTCTTGCAGCAGCAATCGGCGATTTGAGTCGCCAGCGTACAATTACCCGATTGAATGCTGTTGATGATCTGTTGTGCGGACATGCCCACTTGGTTGCCGACACCCTGAATCAAGCCCTGAATGTTGCACAAGGCGGATTGTAACTGTTGGGTAGAGCAGTTCAAGGACGAGGCGAGTTGGCTGATGGCATTGCCGTTGCCTTGAATGGCCGACATCAGGTATTCACGTCCGACATCTCCGTTCAATTCGGCAGGAAGCCCGCCCCGGTTGCCAAAACCTCCGAATCCGTTACCGCCCCAGCAGAACCACAGCAGGATAATCCAAATCCACCACATGCCTCCGCCCCAAGCGTCCTGATTGTTCCTTCCCTGATTGAGAAGGGCCAAGAGTCCGGGATCGACCCCTTTACCGCCCATCAGGTTGGGCAATAAAGCCATGATGTCGAACTTGCTTCCGCCACCATTGGGCTCTTGATTGAAAACATACGTTCTTTCCATATAGATATAATTGATGGTTACGGCCAATATCGGCCGCATACAAACGTATGGCTATTGCCGTTGCTATCCTCGTATTTCGGTGGCTATCCTGTTGCTGACCCGTTGATTTGTCGTTGACAGGATAAAACTTCCCGAACACCGCTGTTTCAGGCTGTTTTTCAATTTGTTCACCCCCTGCCTCGTCATGGAAAGATAAGCGGCGGTGTTCTCCTCGGAGAAGCCCAGCGATACCAACGCACAGATGAGCAGACACCGTGCGTCGACCGCATTTTTGTTCGCCCCGTTAATCAATTCGCCGTAACACAGTTCGCATTCCTCGCAAACGATTTGCAAGACGTGTTCAAAGATTTCATTGGTTTTCATATCTCTTGCCTTTTTAAATATTTGTTAAATTATAGATTGTTGACACAATAAAAAACATCACGTTCCTGTTTAAAGGATGTGAAAGCCTCGTAACATTCCCCGTGATGTTGTCTCTTGTTAGTTTTGAAGAGCAGCAAGAGATTGAGGCTTTCCTCTTTATACTCCGAAGCCTCGAAGGAGTCGTAAATCAAATTATATCAAGAAACCCAGTCCTTTCAATTTTGTTATCCATTTCACGATGTAAGGGACAATCAGCAAGATAACTCCACCGAGAGCCCACCAGCACCATTGAGGAGTCTTGTACTTTACTACCTCGACGGGGTAGGGTACTTGTATGCTGTCCGTCTTGGATATATACAGCGTATCGATTCTGTCCTTGAACCTGTATATGTACTTGTATTGGAACTCCCGAATCGTGTCTCCCGATTTCTCGATGAAAACACTGTCCCGCATGTATATGGAATCGAGCTGTACCCGGTTCATATACACCGTGTCGCTCTTTGTCGTTTCCACAGGAACATACACATGTTTGGTACAACTCGTTGCAGCCAAGCCAACCAAGAACAACGATAGGAATACGATATGTCTCATAAGCTCAGTATTTGTTTCCTGTTCTTCGAAGACGACACATAAGACACGTGCACCCAACTGTAATCGCTCTCGTCAATCAACTGGTCAAAGGGCAGGTTATCCCGTATAAGCTCGAACAGCTTCTTATTCTCCGTCTTGCTCCCTGCCGTGATGTCCGCCGCCTCGCCCCTCATGTGCTGGCTGTTTTTCGCACCACCCACGGAGGCATTGAGTTTGGGACAACGATAGCCCGAATTGACGGTTATCGCCTTCCCGTACATCTCCCGCAAGGGGTCTAAAACATGGGTGACAAGGTTCGACAACGCAACCGACGCCTCGCTAGTAGGGGTATTGTCTATACCCAGTTTATCGGCCGTCGAACTCTTTGCGAGTTCTTTCATCGTGAAGTATTTCATATCCATTCTTCATTTTTAGCGACAAAAAAAGCGGTGACTTTTTTAGAATCACCGCTTGAAGCAAATTGAAATACAATCTTTAATCGTCTTTATTTTTATGTGCCGAGAAATTTATTGTCGGCAAAATAATCGGTTTAAATCCCGATAAAGCTGTCAATGCCGAAATATAAGCCCTGACATGAGGGAAGAGAATCGCAGGTGCGTTTATCATGAAGAAATTATTCTTCGCTTGATCGTCCAAATCAGAATCAAATTCAAAGAACCCAGCAATTTCAACCGATATATTGACTGCATTGTTAGCATCTTTTATATGAACCATAAGGCCAAGACGGAATAGTCGTTTCTCCTCGTTGATACCATTCTGCCTTCCCATTTCGATAGAATAGTCTGTATCCCCTTCTTTGATATTGTCTTTGTTAATATCAAAATGGGAATGTTCGATCTTAAAATCTACTAATCTGAATTTTGCTTTATTTTCTGCCATACTTATATTATGCTGCTATGTTATATGACTCGTTTATATATGAATACTCTTGATTTGTATTGATATTTTCTTTACGGCCAAATTTGAATCTTATAGATAAAAACAGGTTAAAAGAACTATATTTCCCATAGTCAACAGAAAGTGATTTTTCAAATAGAATATTATCCATATTATTCATTTTTTTTACACCTGTGACTAATAAATCCTCTTCTGGAAATGAATTTTGAAATTCTTTCCATAACATATATTCCATTTCCAAATATTCCTTGTCATTCAGTCTTATGCTTTCAGGAGAGACCTCCACGATATGGAAGTCAGTAGTCTTGTCATAAGCATACTTAATCCCTATTCCCGATATTTTCGAGGCAATCGATTTAAGTTTGGAAATAATAAAGTCCGTTGCATTCATAACTCACAATATTTAGAAATTAATAAACTTATGATACTCCTTGATGATTTAAGTGCCTCTTCAGCTTCCTCCTTATCAATCAAACCAGTCGAATAATCAGCTTTGTTACGCAAGAATTTTAGAGTTTTATAATACCTGTTATAATCAATCATGCAAAATTTATTCTGCTTTTCAAGATTATCGCTCATAACAGTCGAAACGTATTTATGAGAACCTTGACCTTTTGAATTATTATCCTGTTCTTCATATCCAACATCGCAAAAATTAGCCAAGATATATTTCGACATTTGGAACGCAGCATAATAAGAACAATGTACAGAAGCCGTAAATAAGCTCTTATCTATTAACAAATTTGCGGCATGAATGTTCTCATCTGATTTTACTTTAAGAACTGACATGTTTTATACAATACAAACATAATAAAGTCACGACGACAATTCTAAATATTTGCAAATTTATAATTTGTTATTAATATAACAATGACATAACTATATTTTTAATTTAATTGTATAATGTAAACAAACGGTGATTCCAAGAAGTCAAAGAACGCTTTCCCGTCGCCGGGTTATAAAAAATTATCTTTCAATAGTCATTTTTTTCCGTCAGGCAATCCAAACCTCGATTTGAATCACCAGTCCGCCCAGTATGGTAACCAGCAAGTCGGCATACGACCAAGCCCCCGGCTTCCTCCACTCGTCGACAGCCTCCTTGATACAGCCGGCTATGGCAGAGAACAGCACACAATATTCCGCCGTCGCACCTGTCACGATGGCGAAGAAAGAGGCGATGACACCTCCTGCGATAAAATGCAGCAGCTTGTCGTGGGGAACAGACAATAACAACCCTTTGATTCTTTGTAATAGTTTCTTCATATTATTCGTTATTTAATCGGTGATAAAAATCCAGCTTGATACGGTCATAGACAGAAACGACATTCGTATATGCCCGCCCGTTGTTCACATTGTCCGAGTACACCTCGCTGACCACTACCTCTGACACCCAGTCTATCCATTCGGGATTGGTATAACATGAAAGACGCTTGCCCCGATAGGTAAAGTAATCGAAACGGCTGTTCCTGTCCTCGAACTGGTTCGTGAGCAAAGTATGTATCTTACCGTAGGTTTTCTCCTTGTCGGCGATATGATTCTCGTCCCGGACCTTCTTGATGATTCTGCAAACCCTTTCGACGGCCAAATCGAAATACACGTTCGATATGTTCTTTATCCGAAGCTGCGTTTCCGGCCTCAACCCCTCCGATATGTCGGACAACATGGTATTCTGGTCGTTCGTCTTTTCGATGAGCTCTTTCAAGGACTCGCCGTAGTCCTCCATGCTCTTGGTGATAATCGACTTGAACCACTTGAAGCAGGCTACCATCATCATGGCCGACAACACCAAGAAGAATGCGGCGGTCATCACCAAGAACCCCTGTTCGCTTATCCCTCTGGCTACCTCCGTAGCCTCATTTATTCCTATCATATCAATGTTTCTGTTTTTATCCCATTTCCTCCTGCAAAGCCTGTTCTTTGGCTGCATGATAGCTTAGATGTTCTTCCGGTGTAATCTCCCTTACGGTAGAAGCGTCGAAGTTCGCCGGTGTGTACATCGCTTTTACTCCTTCGTAAGTCTTTATATCATCGCCTTCTTGGTAGGTAGTCAGGTAATTACCTTCCGTTGCAGGAGTAATCTTTTGATAGGTTTTTTCTTCTATATTCATGGGTATTTGTTTTTTTATGTGGTTTTGTTTGATTATGTTCTTTTCTCCCTTACATTGAATCGGCGAAATTAACCGTCCAATTCTCCTCCGTCAGTTTCGCTATGATACCTTCCGATTCTAAGAAGGTTTGCGCCGCCGTGTTGAATGTCAACGCAGCGGCCGGTAGTCCCAAAGTTTTTAAAGGAGCTACACCGCTTTCTCCGGCAGCATAGGCAAATCCTCCTAACAGTTTTAAGGTTGCTTCGTCGATATTCGGGGAATCTGCCAGCGATAGAGCAGTATGTAAGAAGATCACATCGCCGATCGACGACAAAGCCGAGCATCCTTTAAACATGTTTGTCGCTACCGTTACGTTCGAAAAATCCCAGTATTCAAGAGATTGCATAGATTGGTTATTATAGAATATAAAGCTACAATTAGCAATTTTCGGAATATTTATCTTCGGGAAATGAACGATAGGAATATTTGAAAAAGCGTATGTCGCGGTGACGATATCCGGTAAATCGATATTGCCTATTTCCGTTAGTTTTGAGCTCTCAAAGGCGTTAAATGCGGTATATGCACTTTGAACGGATAAATTTAAGATCTTATTTATATTACTCCTTTGAAAAATTCCTTCTAATGACTGCACTTCTAACGGCTCTATATTTACTTCATAATTTAGACTTGTTGTGCCACGAAATGCCGCTATAACGTTAGTCATTTTCCCCCAATTTAAGTTTGAAGGTAAAGAAATTAGAGATTTGCAGGTGTCAAAAATGTATGACAAATCCGTCACATTCGAGAAATCGAATACTTCGGGTACTTCCTCGAACGTAGAATAAGAGAATTTAATCCCTTCCGCCGCCACGTCGATTTTGGTAACGGGTACGAGTGTGCCCGTCAACTTCTCGCCTCTGGCATACGCCGTCTTTCCCACGACAATATCGGCAGCCGTGGCCGTGGCGTCAGCCGTCATCTCTGCCAACGTAGGGCACTGTTTCGATGGTTGCCCGGCTTGTATCAATCCCAATCTTCCTAAACTCATGGCTAAATCATTTTGGTAACACGAAAGGAACCAGATACAGGATAAAAAATTGTACCTTTCGAAATATAAAAATATTCTATTGTCCCGACTGTACTATATACATTAGATATAGTTCCGTTCATATCAAATTCGAGTTCGGCAATACCATTAGTGCCGGACTCGGTAAATATCCGGTATATCCCCGACTCCGTAATTTCGAAGTTTTCACTTTCATCTAACGTAATGTTCCCACCGGGCTGCAAAACCCCGATCGGGTTTAGATTTGAATCTAAGGGTAGTTTGATATTTTCCATAATTTATGTATATAAAATGGGGAAGGCATTAAACGGTAATTCCTGCCGGAGCAGAAACTCCTTTATTCTTCCTGCCGGAGCAGAAAAAAATAAAATGCCCTCCCCACGTTATTTGACAAACCTGTTTTTTCCATATAAAGTGGCATTATAGTACAATCCCAGTTTTTCAGTATAGCCCATTCTTCCGCAGAAGGCCGTCATACAGCCTTTTATCCATTTTTCATAATTAGTCACCGATAAGTCTTTTATAGCTAAACACAATCCCAAAGTGAGACTGACAAAGTTAGCATGTCCTTCATCATGTGACATCTTCATCTTTCCTCCGGAACAAACCATTTCAGCACTCGTTCCGCTCGAATAGAAAAATATTTGAGGAGGTACGACCTCCCAATCATGCTCACTTTTTTGATTACGCATGTATATAAATCTGCGCATAATGCTTTCCATCGAGAAAGGTATCCTAATCCATTCTCCATGATATTCTCCTACGATTAAATCAGAAAGTGCGACCGGTTTTATTCTGGATTGTGTCCAAAAAGGGATCCCTTTCATTCCGTATCTGTAATTACCGTTCAAAGATTCTCCTTTATTAGGATAACAATGAGACAAATCATCAAATTCTGATTTTATGTTATCGTAAACCGTCACCCATCTTCTGTGGCTGGCATTTTTCATTGCCACACTTTTACTCTTCCATCGGTTCAGGCACAAATAAATATTTTCTTTCTCTCGATTGATAAAATCCCAGCCTTGCGATATTCGGAACTCCACATAGCAATCTTTTATAGTATTAGATTCACGACTGCCGTATACCTCGCTTGGATCTTCGCCGGGCAAACTCACGAATCTTAATTCGACTTCCGGTAATAATTCCCCTCCGTGAACAGGAAACTCACAGATCGTATCTCCCCATTCGATCCCATTCCAATTCAGAGATATGAGACTGGGTTTTTCTACCAATACGGAAATCCCTCCGAAATTTGTGAAGGTATATTCTCCTGCTTGTGGAGCGAGATAGAAATAAGTCTTGCTTTCACCCGCTAGAACATCAGGAACAAATGTTTCCGGGTTGTCGACCATGTTCACGGCTCCGACAGCCCTATTTGTATCTATCCAACGGCTCCCGTCGAACATCCAGACGCTCAATGTTTCCCCGTTAGTGAAAAACCAGTCTCTTTGCGCCACCGGGTTATCCCGCATGGCATCTTCCAGTCTGTTATAAAAACCGATATATTTACCGGCTCGGTTGCATTTGAATATCCTACACATATCGATTTATACAGATAGTTGTTTCATTTCCGTTAATATCAATTCTTCGATAGCTTTTGCCATATCATACTGTTGTAAACTCATCAATACTTTTTTGGCAGTAATATATACCATGAGCATTTCCAGCCCTTGTGGAATATTTATTTCAGAGTCCTCTATCGTAGGTATGGGAACGTATCTTTTTTCCGTGCATTTAGGAGTTCTTACATAAGAAGGAACAGAATACCATTCCAAAATGAGTCCTTTTTCGTTGTTAACCACCGCACATACGGGGAAATTTGTGCCCCCTCGTGTAACAGGGTTCTTTTGTAACAGATAACTTTCACTATCCTCCGTTATGCTATCGTTTACCCTACGTTTCCAAAGTTCCATTTGAAAAGAAAAGAGACGTAGGAAATTGGAGGGGAGCGGCACATATCCACTTCCGTCTCCATATATTTCTATATCTCCCGGTATATCTTCGTGAGGCAAATATCTCAGTGGAGAAGCCAGTAAAGTTTCTTTTGCGCAATCTTCCGCAAGATTGTTTACCCGGTCATCTATGGGTATGTCGTTGTATGAAATTCCGACGCCCGACGGAGAGACCTCGTCGATAACTACCTTAACTAGATAAGATAATCGGGATATTTGCATGAGGTTATTTTAGATTAGGGAATGAAATGTTCAATTCTTCGGCTGCCGAGTTGATTTCTTCCGGCGTTTTAGCGATAATTCCTTCACCTTTCAGATATTCAACAGCTTCTTGAAACGATTTTACAGACTCTATTTTTACCCTTCTGTCTTCCTTTTCTTTTACAGGTTCTTCCTCGACAGCATCTAAAAATATAATGTCGTTGAACTCCTTAGAAGACTCTATCGCTTTCTGTACATTTTTGTCTTTGGTCGAGAAAAATCCGCCTGTGAATTTATTCCCTCTGAACTCAATGCGTACCGATTTACCTTTCACGGGTATCGGCATGCTTAGGTAAGTCTGGGTTTTATATACTTTCAACATAACTTCTATGATTTATGGGGAGTATCGATGAAAGATACTCCCCTGTTTGTTTTTTATTCAGCTTTCGGAGTGATACGAACGTGAGCACCCGGGTTCTTCAATACAATGCCCGAAATTTCTTGGATAAATTCTCCTTCCGTCTCACGTATACCCGCAGTTTTGAAATCCCTGCGTTCTTTCGACAACGACTTGAATTCAAATTTAGTCAAATAGTTATCGTCCACAACAAGGGCACATTTGCTCATACCTGCAAGATCGAATGCTTCTGTATAGACCACATACAAGTCCCCGAATTTCGAGTGAATGGAATCGAACGTAAGCCCTAGCTCGGCTTTGTATTGATCCCCCTGCATCACTTTCTGTATATCGAGGTTCGTCACTTGTTCGATAAAATCACTTCCGGCGAAAACCAGTTTTTTCTTACTGCTTGCATTTCCCGTTAAAGCCGTTTTACAGAGAGCTATCAAATCCTTTGCCGTCATGCCTGCCGATGCATCATACGTCCAGTCCTTACCGGCCTGCCACCAGATACCCTCGGTAAACCACACGTCTTCTTTCTTGACCGTATCACGCAATTTGTTTTTTTTGCCGAACAGGAAATTCATCTCCATGCCCCGCTTCATTTCCCAAATGGCATCGCGTTCCATGTCCGAGAACGTGAAATCGACCTCTTTTTCCGTCCATTCTTGATATACATCGGTAACTTCAACTTGTGTACAGAACTTTTGGGCATAATTCTCTTCTTTGGTCGGCAAAGTCTCGAATTGTGCCGTTTGTGCGTCTTTCTCTGCTCCGGCTCGTCCCATGCGAAGAAGTTCCGTTCCGGCTTCAATGGTAGGTACTATACCCGGCGTGCTACCGCTCTTTTTACCGTTCACCGCCAAAACATTCAGTTTACCGTCGGCATCTTTACTCATGACATAGAGAATCAACTCGTCTTTTTCAGCGGATCCAGCCTCGTCATAACCTTTTACACCGATAACCTTTATCGTGTCCGAAACTTCGAAATAATCGTTGTTCGCCGTGTCCAGTTTCGCGCCGGCCGACGATGTCTCCGTGTATTTCGTTTTCAAGGTAGTCAAAGCCGGTTTGGTGTCCAACGAATAAAACTCATATTCACGGGACCCTACCGAAATCACCCGACCGCTACGGCTCACCGTGTCTACCGGTGTAGACGAAGGCATAATTCGGCAAACCTCCTTGTCTATATGCGCTTTCAACAAATCCGGCGACACCTCTTTGGTCAAGTCAGCCGATACCGGCTCGTCCGTAACATTCACGCCGCCCCCTGCCAGAGGAACCGTCGCCGCCAGTGAGACGACCGTTTCGCCCGGCGAGAACAACCCGAAGGCGCACAACAATACAAACAACAACACCATACCGCCGGCGACGGCGATATATTTCCAATTCACTTCTTTACCTAAAATTTTCATCTTTTTCACCTATTTTGTTAAACAATCTCTCCTCTTTCAAAAATTCCCCTCCGTTTACTTCTCGGCACAGTTCCGTTCACTGTTATCCTATCCGCCGATTCCCTGTTCAGATTGGGTGTCCCGTCGTTCTTTACGCTCTTTTTTTGGAGTTCGATATGGGCATTTCTCCCCTTTACTTCCGCCACGGTGGCCGCTTCGGTCACATCTTCGTCATGTTTGTAAGCCCGCCAAAGCGCATCGAGGGTAGGGCGGTCGAAATTGAAAGTGAAAATGCTGTCGGCCAGAGACGATACAAACTCCTCGAAGGCCGTCCGTTCTGCGTCGTCGGCCGATTTTTCTTCGAAAAACGAGCCGATGGTCTCCGCATTACGGGCAGCGTTTTCCTCTTGTTTTGCTCTGATTTCGTTAAATGATTTCTCAGAATCCCGGCGAGCCGAAAGTCCTTCATTAAATTTTTTCATGGATTCTTCGTCCCCCGAGACAGCACCGAGAATATCTCCGTAACTTTTTGCGAGAGCTGGTAAAACTTCGCTTCCTGCAATTAATTCACTTAGAAATAATCCCGCTTCCGGTTCACGAGCCAATGCTTCTGTGAGAGATTTATTACCCTCGTCAAGTTTTCTGATTCTATCCTCTCTGGTATTATAAAAATCCTCTAATACCGAGTAGAAAGCATCATCGTCATTTTCATAGTCTACATCTTTATCCGGGTAAGTCGTACGTAGTCGTTCTACCCATACCGATCGGCCGCTTTTAGGAGATTCGGCTTTTACGGTTTCATCTACTGTTCCAGATGGAGCTTCAACTTGTGCTGTAATTTCTTCTTTATCTTTTTCCATACGATTTTTTGTGATGGGTTCAAAAAAAAAACTCAACACAAAAATCTCATTTTCATAGTTTTAGGACGGTACGTCATTGCAAAATCGGTCAGTGCGATTTTTAGGGCAGTACGTCATTGCAAAATCGATTTTTTAGCTTATATTTGCATCAAACCGATACCCAACATACGCAAATCAAATTGCGTATGCCTACATTAGATTATCAAGAAAACAGAGACCGAGAGTTCTGTGACACGTTCTACTACACCCTCAATTTGTGTGGTGGAATAATGTGTGATTACATTTATCAAGCGGCGATTCAATCCCCTTCCAAGCGGTTTTATATCGGTAATGAAAAAGCCATAACCAATCTTCTGAACATAAAAAAAGGAAAACGAATAACATCTTGTCCCATAAAGCAAAAGATGTACATCGACCTATACAAAAAAGCCTGTGAAATTCAAGCCAGTGATAATCGCATATCGTTTTCAGAAGCAGTTAGAAGGGCGATTCGTTCTCCGGCTCCACAATTTTATATTTCTGTTCGTACGGCGAGGCATATCATAGCCATGAGAAGAAAAGATGCTTTTTTCAATCAAAAAAGGAAGGAGGCATCGAATGAATTACTCTGAAATAATAGCAGAGAACAAAAAAAGGAGAATGTCTTTTACGGAACCGTATGATCCGGTAACGGGAGAGGGGTCAGATGTAATACCCCGAAAAGAAATAAAAATCGAAGAGTTCGGGACTCTACATATACCCGCCGATATGTACGAGGAAAATGGCTGGGTACAGATACTTTCCCAAGAAAAATCCTATAAAAATCTTCTTGAAAACGGGCTTCATCAACAAGCCACACCCCAGCTTATTCGAGAAATAGACCGTCAATTTTTTTTGCTGCGGATTAAATACGATTTTGAGTTTTGGGCGATAGCCACAGTTAAGATAAAAGATAAGATAACATCGGTCGATATACCCTTTCTTTTGAACAGACCGCAAAGAAAACTTCTTAAACTATTCGAACAGCAACGTCGTGAGGGGAAACCAATCCGGGTGATTCTACTCAAAGCCCGACAATGGGGAGGTTCAACGCTCACACAAATCTATATGGCGTGGATTCAGCTTGTACACAAACATCAGTGGAATAGCGTCATAGCAGCGCATGTAAAAGACTCATCTTCCAATATTCGAGCAATGTATAGCAAACTGCTCGACAATTATCCTTCTTGGATATTGAATAGTCCGCTTAAATTGAGACCGTTTGCTAGAACTCAGAATATATCTTATATCCAACAAGTAAATGCCCGTGTAACGATAGGTTCGGCAGAAAAACCCGATTCTGTTCGAGGAGCAGATATAGCTATGGTTCATTTCTCCGAGGTTGCTTTGTATCCCGATACCAAAGAAAAACGAACAGGAGATTTGATAGCTTCCATTAGCTCATCTATACCCCTAGTTCCTTATTCCGTCATTGTCATGGAATCTACGGCACAAGGAGTTGGGGATTATTTTCATACCGAATATGAGAATGCAAAAAAAGGAGAGTCGGATAAGACCCCTATATTTATTCCTTGGTATGATATAGAAATGTATCAGACACCTGTCGACGATTACAAGCGGCTTATATCCTCTTTTACCGATTACGAATGGTATTTGTGGGAAAGTGGAGCCACTCTTGAAGCCATAGAATGGTATAGAAACAAAAGAAAAACATTTCAAGATGCTCAACACATGATGAGCGAATTCCCTTCCAACGATGTAGAAGCATTTGCAAACACAGGAGAGCGAGTTTTCGATCGTTATGCTATCCACCGTATGAGAGAAAATACGAAGCCTCCTTGTTGGCGGGGTGAATTACAGTCCGATACACATTCTATAACCGGGAAAGATTCATTAAGAGAACTATCTTTCAAAGAAGATACAACCGGCTTGCTTAAAGTATGGGAAAAACCCGATACCGAGCTCGATATATCCAATCGTTATATTGTTTCCGTAGATATTGGAGGACGATCCCATTCTGCCGACTGGTCTGTGATAAGTGTGATAGACCGCTATTGGACTATGTATGGAGGAAAACCCGAGATTGTCGCTTCTTGGAGAGGACATATCGATCACGATATATTGGCGTGGAAGGCTACCCAGATAGCCTTGTGGTATAATACCGCCTTACTGGTTTTTGAAAGCAATACATTAGAAACGGAGGCTTCCGACCAAGGAGACGCAGAATATATTCTTGACCTTGTCGCAGCCTCCTATGAAAACCTGTATGCCCGGCAATCTCCTCCTTCGCAGATTAAAGAAGGAGCACCTGCCCGTTGGGGATTTCATACCAACAGAACCACCAAATCGATGGTTATCAATAATCAGATACAAATAATCCGTGATAATGGCTATATCGAGCGGGAAGAAGAAGTTCTTGATGAGCATGATACTTATGAAAAAAAGAAAAATGGAGCTTATGGTGCGATAGAAGGAAAACATGACGACTTGCTCATGTCCCGGGCGATAGGACTATACATCTCGGGTAGTATAGACCCTCCAAAGGTTGTAAATAAAGCAGTTATACGTCACAAAAAGCCCATTTCGGAGGCCTCGTTTTAAGTGTTATATCCAAACAAATGGCAAAGACGTATGCCCTTGATTTCAGAGAAAAGCGATTTTTGCAATAAAAAAATAAAGTTCTATGGAACCTCTTACAATATTAGGACTCATCGGGTCTCTCGGCGGGATACTCGCAGGAGGATTGGGCTCCGCTTCCGCAAACAGGAAAGCACGAAAACAGTTGGACAAGCAATTACAAGAAAACGAAAACATGTTCAAGAAAGATTATTATCAAGACATCTTGAACCGCTCCGACGTACAGAATCTATTGAGCACATACCGCAAAAATTTATCCGATGCCGTTCGTGCACAACGAAATTCGGCGGTAGTAACGGGAGCCACACCCGAAGCTGAGGCCGCCGTAAAAAAAGTAAATGCCCGTGCGCTTTCCGATACCGTCGGCAATATCGCCGCTATGGGACAACAAGTCAAGGATAATGCAAAGACAAACTATTTGAATCAGAAAAACTACCTCTTGGGACAGAAAGCCGGACAATATGCCCAAAACGCAGCCAGTTGGACTCAAATAGCCTCCAATTCGGGAAATCTTCTCGGGTCGTTGTTTACTACACCCTATTATAAGAAAACGGGAAATGCAACCACTCCCGCTATTTAATGTATAAAATATGGCAATATTAGACGATTTATTAAACAGATGGAAGGAAAAAACGCCAGAGGAGAAGATTGATCTGACACAACCTGCTCCACCCGTCGTTTCTCCTGTTAGTAAAATTATAAATTCCGATTGGCAAAATACTGCCTCCGGTGGAAAGAGAACAGACGGTACGCCGTTGGTCGACGGTAAAAATCTGCAACAATCATGGGAAAATACAGTAGCCGCCAATCGTTTTAACAAGCCCTCTTTTGAGGAATATTACAAAACTGTTCCTCCTGAGAAATCGGATACTACAAATTATAATCTTAGAAGAGCTTATGAGCTTGCCCCATATGAGGATATGGTAAGATTTGCATTATACCCTAATGCTCATTTAAATAGTGTATATATGAATCCTGATACTGGAATATATGAGTTTGTTAAATCTAAAAATCACCCAACTTTGAATAAAGAATTGGAATGGTATTATTCTGATTCTCCTGATGCCATAAAATTTAGAAATGAATATAGGCTTGATACGAATGGAGATTATTACAGATATGTACCAATAGATTCTACTAAAACTATACATAATCGTTCTAAAACCCCTGTTCCCTATATAGACGCTACTACCGGGTACGGTGTAAGTGCCGATGGTACTTCTGAGAAACCAGTGTTCCATGTTACCCCGGAACAGGCAGCCCAGATGAGAGAAGCCGCAGAAGCCGGCGAATCTTTTGTTTCTATTTATAACCGCATACTCAAACGACCCGAAGAAATTGATCCTCGAATCGTGGAGAATCGGAGGAAATTGGCCGTACTTGGTGATGTAGGAGCCACATTAGCCGAGATAATAGGAGTAGCCGCAGGTGGAAATGCCGCCACCCGAAAACCGGCCACAGCTGTCAATAATGCTTTCCTCCAAAATCTGCTCGACCGCAGAGACCAAATGCAGATGTTGTACGATCAAGGCCTGTTAAAAGCGGCATTCCAAGACAAGGTCGGTCGTGATGCCGCACAAGCCGCAGAAGCGCAAAGAGAGTATGAGGGAGCTTTGGCCGAGTGGGAACGGGCAAATGAATTAAATGACCTATTGATGAAATTTGGATTTGAAGCCGGAGAGAGCGAAAAGGAGCGATCAAATAAAAAATCAATAAATGATGCGAATAATGCTACGAAGATACAGATAGCAGCCGACAATAACAAAACGAAATACGGTATAGCATCTATGAAGAATAAAGGCAGCGATCTATATAAGAAAGGTTCTGATATTCCTTTGTCTGGTGGAAAACGAATTAAAATCTCCGAGAGTGAATTACCGTTTTCTGCTGGAAGCCTTTTTCAAGCAGCTCGACAAGCTGTTATTGACGCAGGATTAGGTGATGAGAAAATGAAGAATGAATATGGTGAAGATACCACGGTTACGGAACAGTTGTTAAGAATTGACGATATGTTAAGGAACAATCCGAATAGTGCAAAAACTGCGATTCAAGAAATAGGTTCTCTTATGAGGAAATATCCTCAGATTGAACAAAAAGTTTTGGAAGCCGCAGAAAATATAGGATTATATATAGAAGGTATAGAGCAGCTCAATGCACAAGATGATGACTTTTCGCAAAACATAATTGATTAACAGAATATTATGCCAATATACAGAGCAAACGGGAATAGGTACAATATTCCTGATGATAAAATACAAGATTTTGAGAGACGTTATCCTGAGTCAAAAGTAGAAATGTACGATGGTGAGGGTAAAAAGTATGCAATTCCTTTATCAAAGCGGAATAAGTTCCAACAGCGATATGAAAAATGGTCGTATGTGACGGAAGAAACAAAAAAGAAATCACCTAATACATTTGTTTCAAATCAAAATCCCCAAAATACAATTGTATCCGAAGATGAATTGGAAAACAGCATTGCCTATTACGAAGAGTCTTTGGGGCATGGAAAATACGGGGCGGCAAATACGCCCTTGTTCCAAAAAGTACGACAGGCCGCTACTTCCGCCGAGCAAATAGCAGATGGAATAATCGATAAAAATTGGATAAGCCAATCACCCTCCTCTGCGAGAGATAGCGAGATAGGGGAGGTGTCCGTAGGACGAAGGGGTTCGACCTCCACACATACCCCTGTTTCCGATGCCTATAAATCTCAATTCGACAAACCCCTTGAAGACCGTTTTGCCGACGCTCGAACACGTTTGGAGAAAGACGTAGTTTTTCAATTTGAGAACATGTTGAATAAAATAGAAGAAGATATTAACGAAAATTCTGAATGGAGGAATGAAGCTGAACAAATTGAAAACGAGGGAGATATATTTAAAAATTATAAAGGGTACAAAAATATCACGGAAGATACCATAGAAGATTTAGAAAGAGAAGGGTATGTTCCCAAAGAAATAGGGAAGCTGTCCCAAAAGAGGTCAGTTCAGAATCTTACACGCAAATACATATCCGAGGCTCGTGATGTCATAGAGATGTACAAGCGCAAGGACGGTAACGGACTCGCCAATTTTGCCGATGCGTTTGCCCGTTCATTTGACTCCGGTATTTTAACGCTGGGAGCCACAGATGCAATCGATATGGGTCGTGTGCTTGCTATCGCCAATAAAATAGGCGACAATGGTGAAGGCTTCGAAAAACTCACTCGGGAAGAACAGCAACTCATGGCGGCTTTCTCCCTGTTAGACCAGATACAAGGCAGCCTGCAACTCGACACGTGGCAAAATATCGGACAGGGAACTATGCAATCTCTTCCATTCTTGGCACAATTCGCTTTGACGGGAGGTGTAGGAGCAGCCGCATCTGCTGCGACCAAAGCGGCTGCGAAGACAGCAGTTAAGAAAATAATCGGTAAGTCGGCCTCCAAAGCGGTATCTCGCATAGCTGCTAATGCAGGTAAAAATGCAGCCGGAAGAGTAGCCGTCAAAGCAGCAAGTAAATTAGGGAACGCCGCCATTGACGGCCTTGTGGGAGGTACGGTAATGGCAATTACATCGGGCGTAGCTCACACGGTAGAGGACGTTATGAATCGCATGGTAGGCAATCACGATATACGGTTAGATTCAATCAATGACCCCGGCGGAGAGTTAAAGACAATCTATACCCATCATGGAGTAGAAGACCGGGAAAGCCTCGGATTAGCATTCTTGAAAGGATTCGCCGCTAACCTTATAGAGAACGGAACCGAGTACATGGGAAATTACATGGGGCTCAATCTGGGTAAACTGCTCTCCCGTTTCAAGGGGGGGCGACAGCTCCTCACAAAACCATTGATAGGAAAAACCACCCGTTTCGCCCGGCAAGTCGGTAAGCTCACCGGATTTAACGGATTCATACCGGAGGTAGCCGAGGAAGAACTGGGCATGCTCCTTAATGCCGCTACCGTCGGCGACGTCGAATGGAAGGACATCAAAGACCCGGAACAGCAATTCCAAACGGTAATGGCTGTCGGTATCATGTCGCTTGGATTTCAAGTCGCCAATTCCATTGGAGTTGGTTTGACATACAATAAATACCGCAAAGCCAAAAAACGCTATGAAAGTAAAGACCTCGGCGAAGGACTCTCCGTCGATGATATAATACACGGGCTCGACAATGTACCCTTAGACCGTCGAGCAGATTATGTCATGGCGATGGTCAATACACACGATTTAGGGAAAGGAGATGCAAAAGATTTACAAGATTTTGTAATGGCTCGTACCGGATATGAATTTATACTCGGCAAGATCGAGTCCGATGCCGAAGAAGCCGGGGACAAAGCTGCCGAGGCAGAAATGAGACTCATCAATAAAGAGATGGGAGGAAAAGTAACCGTAACCTTATTAGACGGTCGTGAAGCCATACTTACGGTAGGAAACGTATCACTGGAACCCAATGCAGCCGGAGAATATACCACTACAACGCAATCTGGCTCTCTTATAGCCGTTCCGGTAGGAATAGGTAATACTCCCATTATGGTATCGCCCAAAGACATAAGAAGCGTATCCATTATGTCGACAGAAGATGCCGTAGGACAAGCACGTGCAATGGCTGAGGACATCACAAAAACAAATATGGCAAACCAGATAGAGGACGAAACTGATGAAGTAGAATCCGATGAACAAAGCCGAACACCCTCCTCCACTATGAGCGGTGGCGAGATAGGGGAGTTGTCACCCCGTGACGAAGGGGTTGAGAAACAACCTTTATACCGTAAGTCCGAATTAGAGATAGGAGATGTAGTAACATTCAAAGATTATTCCGACCCGGATAACCCCGGCGTGGAAAGAACATTGAAAATCATCGGTATCGATGATTCGGGAGTAGATGTGGAAGATGTAGTAGATGGTGTCCCTTTACCTCTTTCTATCAAACCCGAGCAAATTACCCATGTAAAGGGAAAAGAAAAAAAACTACCAGTTACAATTGAGGGAAACAGGCAAACAGCTCCGCAATCAGAAACCGATACTTCTGAATATACCCGTTTTGTGGAAGATGGCACAGTATTACGCATAGCAAATAAGATAGCCAATGGAGAACAACTTACCAGAGAGGAAGAAGCTATGCGACAAGAGGTCTCACAAAGAGTGGAAGATAAACTCCGGGAAATACAGCAGAATGTAGAAGGGAAAGAAGAAACAGACCGCTGGGCAAAATATCGCAAGTCCAACGGAGAGGTCGACGAAAAGAAAATGTCTTTGCGAGAGCAGTTCGAATATGGAGAAGAAATCGCAGGAGTAAAAGCCATGATAGAAGTGGCGAAGGCTGGGACAAAGAAAACACAATCCGAAATAGCCCGTCTTGAAAAAGAGATAGAGAGAGAAATTTCTCCTGTAAAGAGAGTAAACAAGGAAAAACAGCTCAAATCTTTGAATGAACGTTTGGGTACATACCAGCAATATCTTGAAGATAATAATTCCGATCTTCAAAGTTTGAAAGCTACACCGGCGAATATAGTAGATAGGATAGCCGCACTAGGAGATATAAAATCGCTTAGAGATTATATTTTACGATTGGTAGCTACTGGAAATATAAAATTTAAGTGGGGAGATATGGATTCATCGAAAGGTCTTGCTTCTCATTTAGGTATCAATGATTCTCCCGGAGAGAGACGAAAGAGAATCTCTTTATTGTCAAATAGCGGATATACGCCAGAACAATTAGCACATAATATATGGGAACAGCAAGATGTACAAAATTCAGATTTACCATTCAAAGGGTATGAGACCGATGAAATCCTCGATGAAATTCTCGATGTAATGTCTTCTGTTTATTCTCCGTCCCAAGCTCTTGAATTGGCAGAACAAATAGCCAATGAAGATTTGAGAAAGCAAGAGATGGCCTCACAGGATTACGAATCTCATGAACTTGAACAATCAAGTATAGAACAAATAGAATTAGAACCCTTACCTGATGATTTGGCTCCAAGAAACGACATTGCATTTCGACGCAATGAATCAGGCGAAACCCCATCTGGGCAAACTCAAATAAATGAAAGAGAAAGTAATTCGAATAAAGAAAATTCATTATCTTCGCAAGAGGAAAAACAAATCGACAGCCAAGATGAAATACTTCAATCAATTCCACAAAGAGAGCGAGGAACGGAAGCTCAAAAAGATAGAGGAATGGAAGAAGCGGAAAGAGCCATTCGACGCAGTCAAAGCAGCGGAACGAATGAGACACAATTTGGCGGAAGCCAATCGGCTTTATCCCGACAAGAAATAGAAGCCAGAGCAGCTGAGGAATACGACCCTGTTGGTGAAGGTCCATTTGGAGAAATATATATACAGTTCAAGGGAAAACCGAGAGAGGCCATTGATTTTCTAATGAAAAAGAAAAGTGGTGAGGCAATAGGCGCTTTATACCACAAAGACGTAGGGGACATTGATTTAGTATGGGGGAAAGAGGGAACAGGACATAGTGACGGTTTCGGTCTGGCAAAACTGGTAAAATATCACCCCGAAGTATTAGACAACCTGCAAGATATATTAAATGATATGCAGGTTACCACAAGGAACTCCAACCGTATAAATTTAGAAAGCACCACTCATAAAGCTACCATTCGTTTGGAATGGGACGGTAATAAAAAGAATTGGTTATTGACGGCATTTGAAAAAGAAAATCCGGCAAGTACCAAGACGACAGACACTGATACAACTTCGTTGAGAGGTGGCACAGCTCTCTCCCAAACCGGCTTTTCCGCAGGTAAAGATAATACAGGTGCTTCAAATAAGCAAGAAAAACCTCGCTTATCCACGCAAAAAACGCTACAAGAGAGAAGGCAAGAGATACAGGAATATATCGAGCGGGAAGCCGGGAAACTCAATATCCCGGTGCGGATTGTGGGAGATGTCTCTCAAATATCTCCTTCCGAGAAAAATTACACGAAGAAATTGACGAGTCAAGGCTGGTACGACCAAACCACAGGAGAAATCGTTATCGTTACTCCCAACCACGGCTCCATTCGTGACGCACAACGCACGCTGTTGCACGAGACAGTAGCCCACTACGGACTGCCCGCCATGCTCGGTCGTGAAAACTTCGACAAGCTGTGCGACCAAGTATGGGATTCCATGACCGATAGGGAAAGAGCGGTGTTTGGCGCATATATAGATGAGAAAATAGACGATAAGTCCTACAATTCGCTCACCGAGGAGGAAAAGGAACGATATGTGGCCAACGACTTCTCCGGCAAGAGAGCCGCGGCCGATGAGTATCTGGCACATTTCGCCGAGGAAGGAATCACCAACCCCTCGCTGTGGAGCAAGATAAAACGGTTAATCAAGGAAGCCTTCCGCAAGATAGGCATCGACCTCAGCCTCACCGACTCCGACATCGCCTATTTGTTGTGGAAATCAAAGAACCGTATCACCGACAGGGACTCCACAACCGATATTATCCGTAAATCAGCCGCAGACACCCGTATAAAGGAAAGTCTCGATGAACGTTTCAGAACAGTCTACCACGGTAGCGGAGCCTCGTTCGACCGCTTCGACCATAGTTTTATGGGCACGGGAGAAGGCGCACAAGCATATGGCTGGGGAACTTATGTAACCGAAATGGAGGGCATAGGTAAATCATATGCGGAGAAAGCAGCTGATCCGGCAAAAAAAGATTATTTATATGAAGAGTTAACAAAATTAAAAAATATAATAAGGCACGAACCTAATTTATATATAGACAACAGGTCTACCATATCTGATTTAAAAAAGCAAATTAAAGAATTAGAGGAAATACAACGTAATGACCCTGATTTTGATTTTGAAATACCAAGATTAAAAGAGTATGAGAAAGAATGGGAACATATTGAAGATTTAATTTCAAAAGTATCTACGAGAGTACTCTATACCGTCGAAATTCCCGACGACACTGGCGAGAACTATCTGGACTGGGATAAACCTATAACCAAAAAGCAGATAAAACGCATACAGGATTATTTAAGCGAGAACTACCGAAAGAATAAGTTAGACAACTTCAATGCAAGTATCGCTCCGTCAACGGCAGTAAATGCCGAAGAAATAGACAAGTGGTCAATGCGAGGAGAAAATATCTATAAGACTTTGGAAAACTTGCTTGGAGGAGACCGTGAAGCATCAGAGGCATTGTTGCAATGCGGCTTCACCGGTATCAAATATCCTGCACAAGCCACCACGGGCGGACGTTCGGACGGAGCACGAAACTACGTTATTTTCAATGAGAACGATTTGCAGATAACTGACCATACACGTTTCAGAACGAGCGAATACACTCCCGAGGAGCAAGACATCATCGAAAGAGCCCGTCAAAACGGCACTTACATGAAAGCCCCGAACGGAGCGGACACCAACCTTACACCCAAGCAATGGGCACAAGTGCGCACCAATGCTTTCAAAGACTGGTTCGGTGATTGGGAAAATAGCCCGGAAAAAGCATCGAAAGTTGTCGACGAGAACGGGGAGCCGAAGGTAGTTTTTCATGGCACACCGCTTCGTAGAGACCAGATTACCCCCAATAGAGGGTGGCAGAAAGACGGTATAACATATATAAGCCAAGAAGCACCGTTTTATACTTTCAGAGGTGGAGAATATAGCGGAATGATATTTACAAGTGTCGATGCCGAGAAAGCGCGGAGTATCGCAGAAAAACGGGCTATGTCTATTCCGGACGATATGGACGGCACGGAACAGTGGACAGAGGAGGGTTACGTTTATGATTTATTTGTTGATGTAAAAAATCCGTTCGTTCCACAGCGTGACGCAGATATTATTCTATCGTCATTGGGAGATGAAATACCAACACTGAGTTTTTATGGTGGACAAGGAGATACGGTATCAGTAGAAACGGCGAAAGAAATCTTAAATAGCGGGAACAACTGGTTGGTAACGGAAACACCACAATTTGTAGCCGAGATAAAAAAATTGGGCTATGACGGATTGATCGGTACGGACGAGGGTGTGGATTACATCGCATGCTTTAATCCGAATCAGCTGAAAGATGCATATAACAACACCGGGGCATTCTCCAAAGACAGCGACGACATACGCTTCCGTACCATCGTTGTCAATCCCCGATACGGCTCTAAAATCGAGACAGTCCGCACAAACCACACCTCGGTATATAAAGCGGTCGATAAATACCTTCGTGAAAATTTCGATGAAAAAGACTACACAACACATACGGCAAAAACAGGAAGTCGTTACCTAGAATTGAACATAGGAAACGACACGCTCAAAGTACGGTTCGCCAACCACACTCCACGAATGGAGGCTTCCGACAATATGGATACCATCGGAAACGGAAAAGAAATCGCCTTCTTCCCCGGTGGTGATATAGAGGTAGAAATAGATATAAGTTTGAGCGGCGATCGATCCAAAGAGATAATCGACCTAATCAAAGGTATGAAGGAATATTCATCAAGTGAAGTGAAAAAAGAGGTTTCCCGTCTTATAGATGGGGCAAAGACCGATCCTTTCCCCGATGTCGCCTCTCCACAACTAATAGAGGAATTAAGCCATTGTATAGGTACGGAAATGGCCGGCACTCTCGATACTCAAATAGCCGAATACTATAAATATCGTGTAAATGAAAACGTTTATAAACAAGAATCAAAGTCTCGTGATTCTAAATTAAAACAAAACAAATATGTTTTAGAACAATATAAGACCATCTTCCGTGATTTTGTACAGGAAAGCCCCAAGCTGATAAAAGCCGTCGGTGGAGGATATTGGTACAACGGAGCCACCGGCTCGATACGGATAGTACCACCTTTCCCGATAGATTATGGAATACTTTCCGATAAGCTCATGTCCTCCCATTTCATACCCATTCCCGGTATAAATAAAAAAGAAGGTAAGCGGCAAATTGTTCAAGAATATGTAGATGAATGGTCGAGGAGGCTAACAGAATCGGGTATATTCTTGTCAGAAGAATATGTATCCGAAGGAGCCAAAATCACCGAAGCTCAACAGGAAATAGACAATATTCGGGAACAATACAATTTCTGGGTAAAAGCGAAATTAAATACAGGGACTAGTGCCGATATACGCTACCGTACAGCCGAGGAGATGGAAGAAGTGAACCAACGGTTTAACGAGGAATTGAAACGTTATGAATCGGGTGAAATGGAGATAAACGACATCTTCCATTTAGGCAACCCGCAAGGAGCGATGCGTTTTTTCCTTCCCAATCTGCCTATCGTCATGAGACAACGTGTCATAAACAAGGCGAGCAATACAAAGCATAATGTAGATGTTGAATCGTTGCTGAATCTTCCTCAGAAAATTACAGAACCGATATTTGTGTTCAAGCGAGACAACAATACGTTGGGAATATTTACGGAAATAAAAGACCGTGACAATAAAAACGTATGTGTTGCAATAGAAGTGGGAAGAGGAATACAACACAAAGGAAATTCCATTGAAGTGAACGATGTAAGGTCGGTACATGGTCGGGAAGCCGAAAACATTATTGCTCCGATAGCTCATAACAATACGCTGATATATGCCGACAAAGAAAAAGGTCTTGATTGGCTCTCCTCAGCGTCATCTAATTATCAGCAGGAAATAGACAAACAAGACCTTTTATATGCCACAAATATAGTAGAAAACTTTGAGAATCCCAAACTTACCGGGGAAAATTCCGATGGAACGATGAATACCCGATTCCGTAGGGAAGCACCCGATGTTTCGAGCTATATCAAAATATCTATGGACAGGAAAGGAATCGTCGATTTGTCTCAATTGTCTCCTGATCAATCACAAAGGATAAGAAAAAGTGCACCAGCAGCCTATGGCGCAAAAATATCGGGCGACATAGCCAGCTTCCCCGATTACCAAGAAGCAGAAAACTGTCTGACTTATATATTCGACAATAACGACATAATTTCCGATGATATAAGAAACTCGATAGACAATGGAACTCTGCCGCAAGATATAGCCATAATATTCGATGCAGCTCTCCGCCGGGGAATGGTAAGACGTGTTTGGATTGATCGATACCAACCGTTGGAAGCTCTTCAAAAACTCATATCCTCTACGCTTGGAAAAGAAATATCCGAAAAAGAGAATGCATGGGAATACACCGGTTTTATGGATTCTAGGATAAAAGCCGAGGCAGACGAATACAATGCTGATTATTACCTTCCGCTTCTCGAATTGTATGAGAAGATAATACATGGGAAAAACGGTGTCGATGAAGATACCCTTGTCGACTATATGCTAATCAAACACGGCATAGAACGTAACCAAGTCATGAGGAGGGAAGCACTTGAAGAATGGGAAGAGTCCCACAAAGGAGTCGAAGATTACGACAAGAAAAGAACCGGTTACATACAGGAACTATCCACCAGAGACTATTCCGGTTATTTCGACCGGTTCAAGCAGGAATATGCCCAAAATTATAACACGGCAGAAGATTTTATATCCGAGGTCGAATCCTTGTTAGGCGAAGATACCGTTATTAACCTTTGGGAAAAAATCAAGAAAGCCACGAACAAAACGTTAGACATATCTGTAAAATCCGGACTAGTTTCAAAAGAAGATGCCGATACCTATAAGAAAAGGTTCCAGTTTTATGTCCCGCTCAGAGGATTCTCCGAAGAAACGATGGATCAGATGTACGACTCCAACACAAGAATCAATACCGGCTCAACAGTAAATAAACAAGCCAAAGGAAGAACAAGCAGAGCCGACAACCCGCTTGTATCTATCATGGCTATGGCAAATACCGAGATAGCGAGAGCCAACAAGAACAAAATGAAACAAAGGCTGCTTACCCTATTGGCCGGTAAAGACGTGCGCAATAAGTTCGGGTATTCTTATAAGGTCGAATACAAAGACGGGAAAGAGAAAATTCTCAAATACAAGCCCAAACAGTCCGACGAGATAAAAAAGATAACCACCATATCCAATATCTATCAGATAATACCCAAGTATGAAATCCTCGCATTGGACACCGACGGAAATCCTATTCTCGACGAACACGGCAACAAAACATGGGTGGAAACAGACGAAGTCCCCTCCGCTGAACAATTGGAAAGCGGAATGGCCAGATTCAGCAAGGCCTATCCCTCCAATCGTGGAACGGTTCACAAGACCCCCTCACAAATGGAAGAAAGCACGGTCGATGTATTCGTCGCAGGAAAGAAAGTATCCATACTGTTCACCAACCCGCTTGTCTCCAATTCAATAAACGGTAGGTTGAACCTCGATAAAAATGTGCCTCGTAAGATAGAAACACCCGACCAATGGTATAATATACCGGGGTGGCTCACTTACGGAGCTCGTCATTTGAACAGATTGGGAGCGAGAACTACCCGAGCCTTGTCACAATTCTATACCACTTATTCTCCGGCATTTTTCCTGTTTAGCAACTTTGCAAGGGATTTCAGTGGGGCGTTCGCTTACAACAGTGCCGAGAAATCGATCTCCGAAGCCCGACAGATCGCAGCACTTGCTCCCGATTCATTCGCTGCCATGCGGAGATATATTCGGGGAGAATCGAAAAACAAGAGATATACAATTGAAGAAATAGAAAGTTTCTTGGATCGTATGGGCAGAAAAGGTAAAATTTCCAAGTCCGACTACGATATAGCCGCTTATCTGTTTGTATCGAGAGGAGGAGAGACAGGATATATCAGTGCGAATACAGTTGAGGATTATCGTAAATCGATAGATAATGCGGTTAAGTACGGTACTGTCGATATGAATAAACAGGCAAAAGCGATCAAGAAAGGATATATGGCAGGAGTAAAAGCCATACAAGATACAGCCCGGCTTATGGAAAGCGTCACCCGTTTGAATCAATTTGTGGCCGCATTAATGGAAGGGAAGACAATAGATACGGCAATCACCGATGCCAAGAATGTTAGCACAAACTTCAACCGGCGGGGAAGCCACGAAGGAATACAATGGATATTTGATAATTACGCCTTCCTCAATGCCTCCCTGCAAGGGACAGACCGCCTGTACAGGGGAATCAAGAAATACAAGAAAGGCTTTGCCAAAGTCATAGGAACGATTATTTCCATCGGTTTCCTCGACTCCCTTCTTTGTGCGATTTTCTCGGGTGACGATGATCGTTGGGGAGACTCATATCACGCACTTCCCGAAACAAAGCGATATAATAACTTGGTAATACCTATCGGAGAAGGCAAATTCATATTCATACCGCTAGCTCAAAGTTTGCGAGGATTCCACGCATGGGGGATAATGCTGGCCGATATAATAACAGGTTACCATAAAAAACACCCATTAATCAGTGACCCCGTGAAACCCCTCGACTTTTTCGCCGTGATAGGGCAGGACATCGTGCCCATAACCTATGGAAGCTGGACTAATGCTGCACCCACATGGGCACAACCGATAGCGCACATCGCATTCAATGAGAACTTCATGGGACGACCCTTGTACAAAGAAACCCCATGGAATGAAAATCTTCCCGAATTTCGCAAAGCATACGGAAGTACTCCGAAAGGGCTAGTCAAATGGAGCGAGTTTGTCAACGAAATGACAGGTGGGAACTATGCCGAAAAAGGCTGGCTCGAACAAATCCCCGTCTTGGAGAAACTCAACAATCCGGCGGTTCTTCAACAACTTTATCTCGGTTACGTTCCCGGACTCTTCCGAGTTCTCGGGCAAGCCTACAATGCCGTAGACGCTTTGGTGACAAAGACAAAAGGACGACCTACCGATTTCGATTTATCTGATGTGCCTATCATAGGTGCTGCTGTGGGAGAAGCGAACGACAGAATCCCCAAAGCAAAATTAAGAAGCAAATGGTATGAATTTGCAAATAAAGCAAGAGATTCGAAACGAGCTGATAGCGAATTGTTAAAGGAGTTGTTTATTGATGAGTTTATCGAGAACACGAGAGATTCCGATAAAGTATTGAACAAGAGTGTGTATGATGGACTTAATGTCCATATTAGAAACCTCATGAAGTTAGAAGGAATGGCTGAGACGTGGGAAGATGATCTAGTTTCTGGTGATTTACCAGCAGACGAAGCCATTCGGACAAGTGCCGAGATAGCATCGCTCCGAAATACAATAGACAATACATTATACGATATAATCAACGAATTAAAGATAGCGCAATGAAACTATACAGAAAATCACAACTAACAGACCGAGAGTCCTATCAAATCACAGATACGGTAAAGTCCAAAGAAGGGAAAGCCTTAGATGTATTATTCGAAGCCCAACAAGCATGGAGTTCATTATCGAATTTCAGAATGTATGCAGAGCGTTGCCAAAAATATACCTATGGCAATCAATGGGGCGATGTTATATATGATTCCGATAAAAGAAAATATGTAAGTGAGGAACAATATATTCGGGATCAAGGCAAAGTACCTTTAAAAAACAATATGATTCGTCAGCTCGTCAAAACTGTTGTAGGACAGTTCGGCAGTAATCAAACCGAGCCTGTATGTGTCGCCTCTGACCGTGACGACCAGAAACTGGGCGAGATGATGACCATCGTCATGCGGTACGCCTACTCATTGAATAAAATGTGGGAGGTCGACCGGCGTACATTCGAGAATTACGTCATATCTGGAATAGTCGCCCATAAATCATACTATGGGTGGAATGCCGCATTGAACAAGGAAGATGCCTTTGTCATGACCGTACCCGACAACCGCATATTCTTCGATACTAACATGAAAGATTTCCGTTATTGGGATTGTTCGATTATCGGAGAAATTCACGACATATCCATAGGAGACCTTTTGGCGAATTTTTCACATGGTTCTGTCGAAAGAGCGGAAGAACTACGGCAGATATATGTCTCAGCGACGAAAGACACGCTCTCCAATTTCTATCAAGACCTCATGCCCGGCAGCGACGAGTCCCTGTCCTTCCTTGTACCACGAGACAATGGATTATGCAGAGTCATAGAAGTATGGAGGAAAGAATCGAAACTAAGAGTGAAATGCCACGATACATTGGAAGGAACATACTATAAAATAGATTATGAAGAATTACCCAATATTCAAAGGATAAACCAAGATCGAATCCTTCAAGGTATTTCGCAAGGGATACCGCAAGACGATATACCACTCATAGAGACCGAGAACTTCATCGACCGATATTGGTATGCCCGTTGGCTATCCCCCTATGGGGACGTCCTGCAAGAAATGGAAACACCCTATTGGCACAAGTCACACCCCTATACCATCAGCATATACCCGTTTAACGGAGGAATCGTACATAGCTTCGTCTCCGACGTCATAGACCAGCAGCGGTACATCAACCGTTTGATAACGATGGTAGATTTTATCATGGGAGCAAGTGCGAAAGGAGTATTGTTATTCCCCGAAGACCAAATTCCCGATGGCATGACAATCGAAGATATTGCCGACGAATGGACAAGATACAACGGAGTCATATTGTTCAAGCCAAAACCCAATGGAGCCCTCCCACAGCAGATAAGCACCAATGCCACCAATGTGGGAGCATACGAAATGCTCAATCTCCAATTGCGGCTGCTTCAAGAAATCTCGGGAGTGCATGGCGCACTGCAAGGGAAAAGCCCGTCATCTAATACGGCAGCCTCTTTATATGCACAAGAAGCCCAAAATTCTGCGACCAATCTGGTCGACCTCATGGCATCGTTTACCGCTTTCCGGGAAGAACGCGACACCAAGCTCATGCAAGTCATACAACAATTCTATTCAGATAAGAGATATGTAAACATATCCGGTAATGAGTACAGCGAAGAAGCCAAATACTTCGATCCCGACAAAGTAAAGAATGTACATTTCGACCTCACTATTACCGAGTCCCAGTCTACACCCTCATTCCGTCAAGTAACCAACGATTTACTTCTGGAACTGTTCCGAGCCGGAGCCATAGATGTAAAACAGTTATTGGAAAACGGCGCATTCCCATTCTCCGATCGATTGCTTCAATCCATAAACAAGAAAGAGGAAGAAGCCATGCAACAATTAGGCGCCATGCAATCGGCACAACAAGCCGGGCAGGTTCCGGCAGGAAATGAACAGCAAGAGTTAGGGCAAATACAGCAACAAATAGATAACAATACAAATCCGTTGATGAACCAAATGATGGCGAGAGTTTAATAAGTATAATTATGGGGAGGAGACACCTTCACTCCATAATCATTTCGAATGACTACGAATTATTTCGAAGAGCAAAAATGCGATATTTTGTCAAATCTTTGTATATTAGAATGTTGTTAATTACGAAATAACTACGAATATGGACGAAAAAGCAAAAGGTACTCCAAGACGGACACAACGATATTCCCCGGAACTCATGCAAAGAGCATTATCACTTCTTGCGGCCGGTGAACGTCCGTCCTATATCAGCATCTTACTTGGGGTTCCTTTTTCGACCATCTCGACGTGGAAAAAAGGCAATCCTACACGTATTCAAAACTTGGCAAAAAAGCAAGAAGAACGTTATGAGATAGCTATTACCAATAACATTTGTGAGGGTAAGCTCGATAGGGAGAAAACAGCCGATACACTTCTTTCCGTCGCATTCAATCGGGCGGCAGAACTATTAGAAACAACAAGAGACTTAGACAAGGTAACCCGGTTTATAGAAACCATGTCAAAACTTAAAACCCCGGAAAATAATACGGCAAGTAACTTTGAGCAACTATACGTTAGTCTTACAAAATTAAGTCAAAACGTCAAGACAAAATATATCGATGTAGAGGAAGTAAAATAAATTTCAAATGAATATTCGGAAATGCAAATGATGAATAGGGAAATGCCGGGGTGAGAAGCTCCGGCATTCGTGTTTAATTCTATGTCAATCATTTTTGCGGAAAATTTTCCACAACTATACGAAAATAGTCTATATCGTATAAAATAATGAGGAAAATTTTCCACATCATTCGTTTTGTTAAATATTGATAAATCATAAAATATTTATACTTCAATATTTTGTATATATAATATAATGAAGTACATTTGCCATGTAATCAAAAACAAACAGTAACCAATTAAAATAGAGTCATGTTACAGAAAGGTACAGAACAATACAAAGAAGCTCAGGAATTATCCAACAGACTTCAACAGATTGCTAGCTATGAAAGATGGAATAATAACAATTCGTATGAGTTGCATTTCAACCCGTTCTATCGGTTCTTGTCCCGGATAATCAACCTGAATGTTTTTGCCTCCAATGTGGCAAAGACGATTGATGAAAAATGCACCTATCCGAGTTTCAAGATTGCCAACATGTCGAGTAAGCAAGCATGGATACTTGCCTGTGCGGCGATCGAGAATAACATAAATCTTGAAGATTGTTATACCCCTGTATGGGCCAGATGATTTTAAATAAAAATTACTTATATATGGAAACAAAAAGAACAATGGTATTATCATTTCATGTTTGCCGAGGTGGCAGATTCTTTAACCCCGGTCATATTGAATTTGTCGGAGAAAAAACATTCTCAGATGTGTGTAGCATGTTGTCAGATCGCTTGTTCACGAAAAACAGGGACGAGCATGGGAGGTTCTGCAAGCCCTATATTGTAGACGAAGTGGGCACTGTCGTTAGTGAGGACGACGAGAACGGAAGAACAGGAGAGATAGACTTCGATGGTGATTATGACAGATATTATACTATCGAGATAGAGGATATAGACGACCTCAGCGACTCGGAATTGGAAGCCATAAGGGAGTATAAAGGGTATATAAGCGAAGATCTTGAACATCTTGTTAAAGTCGATGACGAAGAGGAGGACGAAGAATGAAAAGGGAATTTCCATTATTCATTGTAGACCATAACCGGGCGCACAAGTTCGGAGAAGTCGACTTCATATACTGTTCCGACATAGACAATGGATTCATCGCCAAAGTCGAGTATATAGACGGTATTGTCGAGGAAGTCGGAGAGGATTACCGCATAGAGCCCGGATTGTCAGGATCTAATATTTCTGCAAAGATCAGCATTAAGCGTATTACAGGTAAAAATCCTGATAAGACTAAAATACGGGGGCTTTTAAAACAGGCTATGAAGTATTATACATCGCTATCGACATTCTCGGCAGACATCGGCAATATTACGGTTCGGCAAATGGTGTTGTTCATTGATACGCTGATTTTAGACGGTCGTAAGAATGCGATTGCAGCCGGTAGTGATTATAATTATAGGAATACGGTATTAACATCTATCGCATTTTTAGAGGCGATAAAGAAGGAATTAATAGGAGTATGACAATAGAAGAATTATCGAAACAAGTACGTAAGATTCGCGAAGAAAAGGGATTGACCCAATATAATATTTGGAAACAGGGTATGAACTTTGGAACTGTCAATGCCATTGAAAGTGGGAAGAATGTCAACTTGAACAACTTCCTTAAATACTGTGAGATCGTAGGAATTGATGTAACTTTGGAAGAGAAAGAGTAAAATGTCAAAATCTTGAAAGTGAATTTTCAAAGAATCCTAATTGTTGCTATATCGCAGCCACCCATTTAACTATTTTGGGTGGCTTTTTTATTTTTAATTTGATTGATAAAATCAATCACGCGGCGATTAGCTACATCTATTTTTTCAGAATCATAATCGATATAAATATCTGTCGTACGATTACCGAAAGAATGACCGAGAGCCATCGAGATAACATCTTTCGAGACACCTATCTTATGGGCTATTGTCGCCCAACTATGGCGTGCTGTATAGGTGGTAATGAAAGGCAGTATCGGGGATATTGTTTTAGCTCCATGTTTCCCTATTTTCACCTCGCCGATAGATCGCAAATTCTGATTCATTCGCTTTGCAAAATCCTTGTAGTTTTTATACCTATCTAATATATTAAGCAGATATTCATCACCTTTGTACTTATCTATTATACTTTGCGCCTCAGGCTCCACCTTTATAGAATATAATTTATGAGTTTTGGCACGTATATATTCAATCCTTCCGTTTACAAGCTGCTCCTTTTTCAAATTACATAAATCAATAATGTTTATGCCTATTAGGTAAAAAATTAACATAAAGAAGTCACGATATTTCTCTTGGTGCTTGTCGCAATCAAAATCCATCAATTGTACGAGCTGTTCGGCCGTAATAGCCCTCTTGGCCGTCGCCGCCTTCTGGATTTTAAATTTACGGAAAGGGTAGACCACGGTCACATCATTGTCCACTGCGTCGTTAAACACAGCCCTTATATTCCTCAAATGAACACCACGCCCATTTACCGATGGTACACTTTCTTCCATATAAGACTCAAACCGTTGCAGCCAACTCTTGTTTATATCCTCGAAATCGATTCTTTTATCCCCGATGTATGTCGACATCTTATTAAAGGTAGACTGGTAGACCTCTCTTGTTCTCCCTTTCTTGGTTTCAAGGAACCCCTTGAAATAATCCATAAACGACGGCTTCACCGCCTCCGGGTCCTCCTCCGGATCAAATCCCCGCATGGCGGCCACTATCACACTTTTAATCTCGTTCGGAGGCATGCGATCCATTTTCCCCGTTCTTACCAGTTCAAGTATACACACATTCACATCAGCCATAATCTGAGAAATAAAACTATTCAGTACCTGTTTTCGGGGGTGAGCCACTACCTTGTTGTTAACAGAATCCCACTGCTCGCTCGATAGAGAAATATTAAGATTCAACAAGAAACGCTTATCTCTATGATTGATTCCCAATTTGAGGGGAGATGTCCCGTTTTTTTTGGGGGTTCGTGTGTCCAGATACAATTTTACAGAGGCCATATCTCACAAGTTTTTTTGCACGGAATTTGCACGGTTTTGCAACCGAATGCACCGAAATGCAACAAAAATACACAAAAAATAGGCTATATAAAAATGCTTTATAACATGTTTTTAATCAGAAATACAAAAGAAAAGCACCAAAAATCGATTGATTTTCAGTGCTTTATAAATCAGTCGGGGTGACAAGATTCGAACTTGCGACCACACGCCCCCCAGA